GTGGCGCGGGCGGTGCCGGTGTGGTCTACGTGGTGTGCTATTTCTGAACAACTATGCGATACGCACGAATCGTCAATGGCACAGTGATCAACGTTGAAGTGTGGGGCGAGCAGCCCCCGGCGGCGGAGGGTGTGGTGTTCGTGGAGCTGGCCGACGATTCGCCGGTTGGACCGGGCCACGCGTTCGACGGCGAGAACTTCACGGCACCGGAGCCGGAGCCGGTGGTGGTGCCGGTGCCTGAGTTCGTCGGCCCGGCACAGATCCGGCTGGTGCTGGCCTCGCAGGGCATCACCGAGGCAGTTATCACCCAGATGATTGACGCTCTTCCCGCAGAACAACGGAGTAATGCTCGTATCCTCTGGGACTACTCCTCGCAGTTCTATCGGAACAACCCCTTTGTGGTGCAGGTGGGGGCCGCGATGGGGTTGACGTCGGACCAGATTGATGACATGTTCCGTGTGGCGATCACCCTATGACACAGGACTGGTCGTCCATTGTGAAGCAGTGGCTGTCCCAGGGGTTCTCCCAGTATCCGGCACGCCAGGGTCCTCCCCTCACGCGGGGGCGGTCGGTGGGGCGTGGGCGGGCCGCTATCCCGGGGGGTATGGGCCAAGGTACCCCGGGGTTTACACCCTACTCTGGATGGGACCAAGCATTCACATTGCCACCGGGGGTTCCTAACTCCCGGGTGGCTACGGGCTTCACGGTGTCCACTCTGGGGTTCAATCCGGATCCCACCCAGACGACCTATCCGTTCCGGGGCCAGCCACCACGGCCCACAACTACGGGTAATCCCGGAGGTGGTGGTTCACTGACAGGTCCCGGGTACGGACAGAACACCCGGGGTCGCTCGGGTGACAGCATCCCCGGCAAGGACTACAAGTACCTCGTCAAGGTCAAGAACGACACCGGGGGTACCGTCCTCGCATACAACCCCATGGTGGTTGAGGACCCGGAGGCCAGCTTCCTCCTTGCAGGAACTCCTCCCACCCTCGCCACGGGCTATGCCAGCGGACTCACCCTGAATGCGGTGCTCCCCGGTACGTTTTCGCATACTCGCAAGGTCGTGATCCTCCAGCAGGACCTCGACGCGGGGTCTATTGGTACGGCGGTGTGGGGTGGCCTCACGTATGCCCAGGTGAGCTTTGGTGCTGCTACCGACAGGTACGCGAGGTACAACAGCGGTACCACCCAACTCCTGAGTGCTCCCTGGGGTCCTGCCCGCGTCATCTGGAAGCAAGCGGGCACAGGCCTCAAGTGGGCCCTCATCAACCTGGATCCGTTCTGGGAGAAGTACCGCAGCACCTTTGCGGTGAAGGTCACCAAGGACGGGGGCGTCGTGGGTACCTCCAGTACGGCGAGCACTTGGACCTACACCGTCAAGGACCTCGATGATAACATCCTGGGTACAAGTGTACCGGTGCAGAAGGCACGCCCCAACGGGCTAATCACGGAGGCTGCCGCCGGTAGCTACGGTATCGCGTTCTACGATATTGATACGCTCAAGCTCTGGGACGTTGCTGAGGTTCCCGACACTGATCCTTGCCCATGACACGCAAGCTGGATAGCACGGGCCGCATCATCCTCAGTCCCACGGGTCATAGAACCTGCTGTTGTGCCACGAAGCCCTGCCTCGATGATGAGCCCGGGGTCTACTACGTAGGCCTCACCCCATGTAGTGCCACGTACTCCGGATGCGATGACGTCGGTACTACTAGTGTGCCCTGCATCATCGTGGACAAGCGGCTCCTCGACACACCCGCCGATGGTAACGTGTACAACATCTATGGGATCTGCTACACGGCTACGTTCGGAGGTTCAACCGACAAGAGCAAGTGTCAGGTAGTCGAGTGGACCGATGGGATCCCCTGCGTGCCCATTGTGTTTCGGTACGTAGAGGGGGCCCCGACCTTCCCCGTGGTAGGGGCCGGGTGTGCCGCCGTCGAATGCACCCCCGCGAACGTCGCATGGGTGGTTACCGGCTGTAATGGCGAAGAGTTACCTCTTGAAGAGGGTAACCGTCGGGTGTACTGCATGGACGGGTCGTGTGCCGAGTGCGTGTACCTTGCGTACCCCACGGCGATTGGTGTGACTGACCTCGTGACGGACCTCCGGGGTACCTCTATTGCGGCGAGCACGTGCTGTAATGACTGTTTGGAAGACTGTGCGAGTAGCACAGAATTTTCCAACTGTTGTTGTGGGCGGATAGATCCGGGCACGGGTGACCTGTTGGATTGTACGTATAGTTACGATGTGTTCTGGAGTGACCTCACTGAGTTCAGCGATGGAAGTTGGACTCTCACAGAAGCTAGTGGTTCAGGTAGTGGTGCTGCTATTGTGGGCACTAGCTCGTGGGAGGTAGAGTCTACCTTTAGCACGTCGGCCCCATCAAGTTCTACGAGTTCCAGTACGGTGAGCTTGATTTTCAATTGTGACTCGCCACCGATTGGGCTGGACTTGTATGGGGGATTTATCAAGGCCATTGCAGACCTCGGGCTGGATGGTACCGTGACGGAAAGCTGCTACAGCTATGTGGCTACCTGCAACCAGGTAACTGGTGATGAGTTCAGCACCACGACGAAGATTGGCACCGTGACGGCTACGTTGTTCTGTAACCCCCAGTCGCCCTGTGTACGCACGTGCTCAGGTACCGGGGAGTCTTACATCGGAGATTACCTGTGAGTTGTGGGGGTTGTAGTACATCCAGCCTGATTATGAGGGCCGCCATGGACCGGCAGCGGACCAATGCTGCTATGTGCCGCTCGTGCCCTCACTTCTACCGCCCCAACCCCACCACCAGCGCGTGCCGTGTGAGGGGAGGCACCGTGACTCTCGCGGATTGCAGCACAGGGGTCGCGTGTCCCAAGGGCTGGCACACCCGGGACGGCAAGGTCCGGTGGAAGTGGTTCCTGTGGTGGGGGGTCCCCGCACCCCGGCGGGTGGTGCTCTCCGTGCAGGGGGTCAAACTGCGGGAACCCCTGCCCGGTTGTGGGTGCCTGGTCCGGTTGAAGGCCCTAACCGACCGGTGGGGCCTCAGTGAGCGTGTGGGTCATGCCCTCGCGGAAGTTCTGGAGACCTATGGAGCCTTGCTCCGACGACTATGATCGTGCATGGCAACTGAAATCCCCAATGTGACCTGGGAAATCTCCTGTGCAGAGACCCGTGTGGACAAGCAGGGCGTCCGTAGCTCCGTGGACCAGGGGGCCTTCTGGGAGATCATTGGTACAGACGTCGGTGCTGAAGGTGCCGCCACCCCCTTCAAGGGGTTTGAACTCGGGGACCAGTTCGACCTGGGTGATGCTACAGGTGCCGCCAACAGCAACCACGATGAGCGGAGCCGCCTCCTCGATGCAAGACCTATCCACCTGCGGATTGGAGCTACGGACTATGCCTACGGGTACGTCCTGAGGTATAGCCGGGAGGCGAGTCCTGACGTCAGTGATATCTTCCTGCGGTTGTGGCGTAGTGACACGGCCTCGTGGTACCCCAACGCCGACCGTGCCGTCCTTATCCACGACGGGCTTAGTGGTGCGGGCATCCCCAGTAACTACGAGATGGGGGTTACCACCTACGGACGATTCCTCTACGTAACGGTACAGTCCCCTAGTGGGCTACAGGATCCTTTGGTGTGGTACTTTGACACCACGGGTACGGCGGTGACGGCCACCACCCGTGTGACCAAACCCATGGGACCTGGTCAACGCCCCAAGATGTTCACCCAGGCCAATGGGAACACCCCCCTCACGGTGAACTCACTTACACAGGCCGGTGTGACTTACCCTGCCATCGGTCAGGTCAACCTCACGGATGCACTCCCCAAGGGCACAACGACTACGGCTCTCAAGGTGTGGAAGTATGAGATTGCCCACGGGTTGGTGCTTGCGGACTTTGAGGGGGTTTCTGGGGATTGTGCTAGTTTGAAGACGGCGGCCGTCCCCGATGACGACTTCGGTGAGAACATGTTCACGGGGGACTTCGTCACCTTGCTCCCCGGCAGCTATGCGTTCGCCTACCAACTCGTGGACTCCAAGAGTGGGCGTAGGTCCGCCATCTCCGACATCGTGTACGTGACGTCGTCGGACTTCGCGGTCACTGTGAGTACGGACCCTGAGACGTATGTGGCCCGGCAGAAGCAGGCCTACATCGAGATCGTTTACAACTCCAACCTGTATGACCGTGCCATCATCTACCGGAGTGTGCGGGTCGAGGGCGTGGGTGGTAGCTACCAAGCGGGTATCCTCCACACGGACCGCATCATCGACCTCGCTAACTTCTCGACGTGTTTGCAGCCCACATCCCCCGTGAAGCGGGCGATTTACTTCTACAGGTTCGGGGATCAGGCCCTGGTGTACCGGCCGACCTGGGATGACCGGGAACTCTTTGATCCGGAGGTGCCTGCCGCTGGTGAGATTGCCATGTGGGGCAAGACCATGCTGGCAAGTAATATCAAGGGGCCCCTTGTGACGGGAGGTCGTGCGGCCGACCTGATGCCCGCCACCCTCATGGGTCAGATTGGGGAGACCCGGTACAGCAGCCTGTACCAGGAATCCCCGGAGTTGTTCCCCCCGATGAACAAGCTGGTGCCCTCAACCCCGGGTAACACTGTGATCCGGTGGGTCACCCTTGATAACCAGATGGTGGGGTTCTCACGGGACCGCCAGTATTGGTTGTACCGCGATGAGCAGTTGGATATCCAGTGGGTGGAGAAGCACGTGGGGTTCGGTACGGTGGGTAAGAACGCCTGCGAGGTGGTGGGTACGTTGTGTTACTTCCTCAACGAGAAGGGCATGAAGGCCGTCGATGTCAACGGTCAGGTGGATGACGTGAGGTCGTACAACAGCCTGTTTATTGGCCCGTGGGCGGACGACCTCAACTACGTCAGCATGGGATACGACGTACTCAAGGGCACGCTCTATGTGTTTAACTCGGCCCACCAGCAGGTGGTGCAGTACAACTTCAACACTGCGAGTACGGGTGAGTTGCTGGATGTGCCGTGCCGCATTGTGCGGTCAGGGAAGTGGCCGGGCAACACGGGACCCGATGCCGATTATTCCATGGGGCCGACGCCTGCGATTCAGAAGCCCCTGACGCAGAGGGCCCTGTTCTTTCAGGACACGACCCTCCGTGCCAGTGGGACGCTTACAGATCCCCCGAAGCACTGTCGGGTGTGGTTGCCCCGGGTGGATTCCACGGTGGTGGGTTACTACGTGGGTTCGTCCTCGGCGGTTAATGCGTCTCCCCTCACGTTGGGGACGAACGGGACTGCGAGCGGGGGGAATGTGCCCGTTACGGTGACGGGTGGGGCTGCCGGTACTTGGAACATCTTCAACGGGTGGACCATGTACTCCAATGGGGCGGCCTCAGGTTCGGAGACCCGCAAGCTCATCTACGTAGATGGTGCCGTCTCGGGGTCCGACCGGATCGCCACCTGGAAGTACACCGAGACCGACCCCTGGGTGTCCTGGTCCAGCGAGAGCCTCACCAGCGGGTTACTCGGGGGTATTTACACCCGGGTGATGTCACGGCCCATCATGCCCCAGGCGGAGCAGGGCCAGGTGTTCGACACGGGCTTCTCCCGGGTCCGCAAGGTAGATTCCATCGGGGCCCTGTTCACAGGGGTGACGGGCACCGGGAAGTACCGGGGGGTTGTCGCCATCGGCAACAACACCGAATACCTCCATGGGGCCTTCCCCACGGACAGGTCCGGTACGGTGATCGATGGGTCTATCCGGGATGCGAACAACCCCGTGGAGTGGAACTTCAGCCGCTTTGGTACCGGGGGTGCTGGTACCCGCCATGGTGTGCAGGCCCTCATCATTAGCCCGGGGGTGGAGATGTGTACCCTGGGAACGTCCTACGATCTGGTGAGCTTTACCGTGCGTGGGTCGGTGCTCGCAAGTTCCCTGAGTTCCAGTATCTGAGGTGATGTATGCCCCTGAACGATGCAGCAAGTGGTATGGGTCCCGTGCAGAACCCCTGGAACACAGGGGGTAGTGGCTCCGTGCTTCCCACGCTGGGTAATCGGAACTCAGCCCCCACCAACAATCCCGTGTACTCTCCGACCACTCAGTCGGCTGGTAACCCCTATGCCCCGAGTGGGCCCATTGGAGGCTACAACCAGCAAACTGGTCAGCAGGCCATGAACACCGCTCAGGGTCGTAATGACCCTGGCCAGCGGAACGTCCTCCAGCAGTCTGCCTCCGGTAACCTAACCACCCAGCGTGAGACTGTCCGTCAGCAGTATCCGGGGTCGTACTTCGCTCCCAACGGCGACCTCATGGTGCCCGAGGGTGGCAACACCTTTGGTCAGACGACCTACCGCATCATCAACAACGGTGCCGTCAACGATACCGCACGCACCCTTGCTCTCCAGCAGAACAATCCCTACCAAGGCACCATGGACCTCATGCGGAACGAGGTAGTTGAGAACCAACGTCGTGCCCAACAGCAGTACGAACGAGTGGACGCCGCTAATGGTGCGGCACTTCAGGGTTCTCAGGATCAGGCCGCTGCCATCCGTGATCAGTCCCAACGCTCGGGTCAGGAGATGCGTGGTGAGCGAGATGCCGCCACCTCTCGCAGCGAGGCATCCGCAGCAGGCGTCCGTCAGGCAGCGACCCTGAACACGGATCCGTTCTATGCGTGGGCTGGTGAGGCCGCAGGTAACATCCGCAGTTCTGTTGAGAGTGCTCGTAAGGCCGTCACCGACTTCAAAGACTACAGCGTCCAGAACGCGAGTGCTGTGGCTCAGTCCATTGGCCAGGCCCTCAACGACTCGATGAAGGCCCTGTACTCCAACCCAGGCATGGATCCTACTCAGCGGGAGCAGGCCCTCTTCAACATCCAGAGTACGGCTCGTACCCAGCAGCAGCAGGCACAGGCTCCGTTGTTCCAGCAGTTTATGCAGGGCATGTCTCAACTTCAGATGGGACTCTCACAGACTCAGGCTAACGCTGGTCAGCAGTTCAACAACCTCGCCAATAGTGGGTTGCAGGCAGAGTCCCAACGCACGGACTTTGCCAGCCGTGGTGCCACCACGTCGGCCCAGATTGTGCAGCAGGACATCGCCAATCGTCAGGCATACAACCAGAGTATTAGCTCGTTGGAGTCGGCGGGTGTGTTGCAGGCTGCGAGCTTCATCATGAACGGTCTCACGGGGTATGCTCAGGCCCTCCAGAACAATCCGCCCCCGCAACTTGCTATTGGTGCGGGTCTTCTCCAGATTGCTAGTGTTGAGGAGTCAGGGTTCGGCAGGGTCAACATGCCCTCTATGACGGTGGCTCAAGGTAGTTCGGGTCGCGGGGGCAACCCCTATGGTGGCAATGCTTATGGCGGGGATCAATATGACCAACCGACCCCCCAACAGCAGCCTCAAGCTCAGCAGGCTCAGAACCCGTACCAACCTAATGTCTCACTTCGGGAACCCCGAGGTCCACGAAATGAACGCAATTATGTAGAGCCCTGGAACATGCCTCAGGGTTCCTATGGTTGGGATAATGGCTTACGTCCGTTTAACAACCCGGAAAACAATATTGGTGGGTCTGTCCCGTACATGAACACCTGATCTTGGAGAACTAGTATGCCCCTTCTTGACTCGACGAATCCTACTACGGGTGTTGACACCAGCCAAGCCATCAACTCGGCTGTGCAGGTTGGTATGGCCAACTCTCAGAGGGGTAACCCCGGGGCGGCTAACTCAGCTTCCCAGAGTAATCAACTTGCCCAGCAGTCTTTGGGTTTACAAGTTCAGGGACAGAACTTCCAGCAGAAGATGGCCGTCGATCAGGCCCTCCAGCAGAAGAAGAATGATGCGTTCCAGCAGACTATTGCCCAGCAGCAGCTTGCGATGCAGCAGCAGCAGCAGGAGTTTGCCACCTCCATGGGTGTGCAACAGTCTGTGTTCCAGCAGATGAACCAACGTACCGGTGAACGCTGGCAGACCTTTCAACAGGACATGCAGGACCTTGCGCAACGCCGTGACAAGGCAAAGATGGACAACCGCCTCGATGAAGCCCGTCTCCTTGATGAAAAGATTGGGAGCATCCAGGAACAAGGTGATGAGGTTCAGTCCATGATGCATCAGCAGGGCTTGTTCTCAGCAGCCCTTGGGGAGGGCGGGATCAAGGTGCTTGTCCGGTACAAGGACACCCTTGATCCCCTTATTACCCAGCGGAAAAACTCCGATGAGCGGATCAACATGAAGATCAAAGAGGGTCTTGGTACAGCGGGTGCTCGGTTTAAGGCTGAGGGTCAGGCAAAAACAGCTTCTCGTAGTTGGGGTGAATGGATTACAGAAGCTGGCCGTCAAGCGGGTAAGATGCCCCAAGACATTCAACAGCAAGTAGCCAACCCTAATGAAGATCAGATCCTGAAGTCTGTCCTCGGAGATGTGGCTCAGGTTCTTGTACCTGAAAGTGGGGGTATTAGTCATCCCACGGTCGCGGGCCTGTTGTACACCATGTTCACAGGTACTAAGGAAGCTCAGCAGGCAGCCCAGAAAACCTTGAACGCTTCGGGTATTACTGATGATGACATTGCAAGCATCCACCAGTCCCTGAATACAAACGCTTCTGAGCAGATCCGTAACCTTGCGGCCGACCCCAAAGCACTGAACAGTGACATAAACACCTACATGGGCAAAACCTACGAGAGGGTTAAGGGGGTTGATCTCAGCTTCCTCCGCAAGACCAACCTCGCTGCCCTCGATAAGGACCTCGCCAAAGTCAGTCAACACATCAAGGCTAATCTACCTCAGCTTATCAGTATGGGCCTCGTTGATGACCGTGAGGGAATCAAGACCATGTTGGAAACGCTTGTGGCTCGTCAGGTTCAGGAGTCGGGGCAGTCCATGTCCCCCAAACTCCAAGGTGAAATTGTTGACTCACTTACGGGTGAAGTCATGAGTCAGTCTGAGCCCCTCCGCAATGAGGGCCTGACCCCTGAGGACATGGATGGCTTGTTCAAGATGAAGTCTGAGAATACTCTGCCTGAAGGTGAAGTTGGTCCTCAGGTTCAGGTGCGTACCGGTCAACGGGTTAATCTTGGGGCTAAGCGTCGTGACCTCAACCGTCAGGAGCGTGAAGCCAAGAAAGCCTCAGGCACAAAGACCATGCAGCGTGAAGGCCAGCTTGACGACGAGTTCTACACCACGGTCAGTACCAAGCGTAAGGAAATCGAAAAGAAGAACGCCGAAGAACGTGCCCTGGCGGAAGGCCTACTCACAAAAAACCCCTGGAAGAAGTAACCCCATGATGACCCATCGGGAGATCGCACGGTGTATCGCGGAAGATAGTCTCCGGGAGTATGCCGTCGAGGGCACCCGGGTGTTCTGGCACTTCCTGGGTCCCGTACCCGAGGGTGGGGCCACCTGCTCCCTGGAGGTCGAGCCTGTGTTCGTGGAGCGGTTGACGCCTAAAGTAGTACGCACATGGTTCTGGAACACCCGCAAACAACCCCCCGACCTACTCCTCCTCCAACGTGAGGGGAGGGTCTGGAGCCTGCGGGCTGGCCACCTCACCAAGGAGTAACGATGCCCCTACCACTTGCAGCACTAGCAACAGCAGGCAACTACGCGATGACGGGGTTGAACGCCCTCGGCACCGGCCTGTTCGCTTACGACATGGGCAAGGGCTTCTTCGGAGGTGGCGAAGGTAACCCCGACGAGGGTATTCCCCCGGGTTATGAGATCGGACCCGATGGTCAACTTCGGAAGAAGCAGCCCCGGGGTGCCCTCAGTGATCGTCGCCGGATGGAGATGCAGGAGATTGCCCGCCAGTTCTACGGAGGCCCCCGATGAGCACACACAACCCCTTCAACGATCCCTTGTACCAACCCGTTCCAGGGGTTACACCCGCCCAGCCCGGCATGATCGCCAAGGGTAAGAGTTTTCTTGGATCTCGAAAAGGCAAAATCGCCCTTGGGATTGGTGCCACCGCTGGTGCTGCCCTCTCGTACAAGCCCATCGCCAACATGTTTGGTGCCGACGTCGGGGGTGAGAAGCAGTCCGCTGCGGATCAGGCCGCACGAATTGCACTTGCGAGTGCTCCGGAGTCGTACGCGGGTGAGGCCGACATCATGGAGCGGAGCAACTCCACCATGACGGACATCCTGCGGCAGCGTGCGGGTAACCCTTACCAGAGTGAACTCTCCGACCTCATGAGCCAGTTGAACCTCACTGCTATTGAGCAGCACGCCCTCCAGTCGATGCAGCCTCAGGCTCCTACCACTAACCCCCTTGAGTCATTCCTGCGTCAAGCAGGTGTGTGGCCGGACTAACCATGGCAAAGAAGCCTTCAACCTCCAAGCCCCGTACCCGCAAGGCCAAACCCAAGGAGCCCACGGGTAGTCTATTTGAGGCACCGGCTCCCGAGGAGAGCGTGTACAAGCAGATGGCGGCTGACTCCAACAAGAAGCAAGCCGACAAGCAGTCCCTGGATGCCCTGCGTCAGATGATTGAGGAGCAGGACCTTGCGAAGGCCGACTACTTTGCTCAGTTGAAGGCCGCCAGTGATGCCTCCCCTCACGTGTTGCAGAAGGGAGCTATGCCGACGAGTGGTCCCGACCGCTACATGATGGCTAAGGGCTTCGGTCCCTCTGACCAGATGGGGCCTCCCGCTCCCACGGCTGCACCCATCGGGTCGTGGGATCCGAACACCCCACTCCAGGTGTCCTCTAACAAGGTGGAAGGACCCGGGAAGCCCTCGGTGAAGTCGTGGAACCTCCTCCGGAAGGCGGGCTCCTACGCCAAGAACAACCCCGGGAACGTAGCCCTCGGAGCCCTCGGTGCTATCAGTACCGTTGGTCTGGTGGGTGACTTGGGGGCTGATCTCGCCAAGGAACTCTACGCCCAAGTAGCGGGGGACTTCACTGGCTACCAGTCTCCCGGTCGGCGTCAGCAGAACGCCGCCGTGGACGCCCAGATCCAAGCTGCCCTCAACGAACGCAAGCGTCAGATGGACATGCAGCGGTTGCAGCAGGCAGCCGCCCAGAACGCCCAACTGATGATGCAGATGCAACCCGAACTCTACCAGAAGGTTGTGTACGGCAGGAGTGTGCCCCGTGGTGGACGTATCATCGGGGGCACCCAACTCCCGGACGCCCTGGAACGACTGGCTGCAAGCATCCCACGCGGAGCCTAACCATGGCAAGGTCACGTACACCCAAGTTGGACAAGATCGTGGCCGCCCTGATTAAGTCCAAGGGTGGGGCTCTCAATCAGCATCCGGCGGTTGTGGCTGCCCGCCACCAAGGCCCTATGACCCGGGGTGAGATGAACCTTCCCACCCCTGTGTTTGAGGGTCCTGTGCGTCCCCGAGGTCCTGCACCCACCAACCTCCGGGAGACGGACCCCTATGCGTTTACAGGGAGTGAGCTAGCGGACCAGATTGAGTTCGAGGAAGCCCTCCGGGACTATAACCTCAAACTCCAGAACCATGAGCGGTTTCAGGGGGTTCCACACCCGGGGCGTGCCCCTGACCGCAACCACTTCTATGGGAAGGACATGGGGATCCCCGATTTGGGGGCCGGTGCCGAAGAGTTGATACTCCGCAAAGCCGGGGTAACCCCCGGTATGTCCAACGCAGAGGCCCTCCAACTCCTTGACAACATTGAAATCCCAGGTATGCGTGAAGACCTGGAGTTCAAAATCTTGGGTGCTGCCGCTGATGCCGCCGAGAGCCACTTCGCCCGTGACCTCAAGGGCTACCACGAGGAAATTCAGGGCAAAGCCAACAGCTTCGATGATTCCCTCCGCTGGCAACGAAACCAGGTACAGTCTCAGAGGGGCATTCGAGACACTCTGGTGGACCCCGACCACAACAGGTTGAGGGCACGTCCTCCACGGGCTCAGGTGTATCGTCCGCTGCCGGGGGCCGAGAGCAACTACTACGGGTTGGCTGAAGGTGTTGACCCCCGGAAGTCACCGGTCCTTGCCAAGATGATGCAGAAGCTCTTCGGCATCCTCCCCATCGACCGCATTGACCCCCAGATCAAGGCCGACAACAACCTCGGTAGTCAGACCGTTGATGGGGCAGAACTCGCCCTCATGATGAAGTTGCTCGGAGGTGGTGCCCTTGGTCCTGAGTTGAAGTATGTTCAACTCCACAACACTCTGAACCGTAAGGGCATGGAGTCCAGTCTGACGGACCCCCTGAAGCGTCGTATCTTCGACCACTTCAAAGATGGTGGTGACTGGAGCAAGCTGGCAATGTTCTCCAAGAACAAGGCCGGATTCCCCATTCTCACGCTTCAGGGTCGTCAGATGAAGACGCACCCCGGACGTGCCATGCTCTCTGCGTACGCCGCCAACGACCTCATGAACGCCGCCATGGTGGCCCGTGGTAACGGGGTTCACGTGCGGGATAACGTCCTCAACCAGCTTGATGGGCTCAGGGACTCGGCCGCTACTGAGCACGCCCGGAAGGTTGTCACCGAACTCCAGGATCAGTTCGCTGCGGATCCATCTCGGTATCACACGGGCCTCCCCTCACGGTCGCATGGGGTGTTCCTGGATAGGGAGTTCAAGCAGGACCTCATGGAGCGTGAGATCCAGAGGTCCCGGGACAACACCGAGGCCCCCGATGACCGGGTCCAGTACCAGAAGCCCGAGGACATGGTCGAGATGGAGGACCGCAAGCAGCCCACCCGCAGGGAGTTGCTCCAATCCGTCATCAAGGGTGAGCGGTTCAAAACGGGTAAGTCCTTCCTCAAGAACCACGGCAAAGAAACTTACGAGCAACGCCGATTTGACAAGTCCATCAAGGACGAGGAGTTTGCCGTTTCCGCGATGTACCCCAACCAGCCCCTGCACCCCCGCAAGCTGGTAGAGGACCTCCGGGCGATGGCCAACACCCAAGACCCTGAGAAGCGTAAGGCCCTCGAAGCGGACCTCACCCAACGGGTGCGTTACATCCAGCAGGGTCGTGGAGAACAACCCACCAACGACCTCTACAACTGGATCACCCGCTACGACCGCGAGCAAGGCGGTTACGGTGGTGAGCGTGCCCGTAAACGCAAGATCAATAAGCCCAGTGACGCGGCCCTTTTCGACCTCCAGGCCAAGGACACCGCCAAGGAGTTTCCCGACCGACCCCTTCAGACCAAGCCCCGCACTGTGCAGGGGTTCTTGAGTGTGGCCCGGAAGATGCACCCCGACTTCGACACGTGGCCCGCCAGCCACCAGAGCGTGGTTATCAATAAGATCGCGGCCCAGAGCAACAAGAAGGCCAAGACCGAGCAAGCCACCTACATCGACCAGAAGCTCAAGTCCCAGGTGACCCCTGAGGCCCGTAACCGCTACTTCTACAAGAACCTCCCCGGGCTTAAGGCCAAGAGCGACATTAACAAAGCCCTCAAGGACCCGGAGAGCTTCCAGTCCAAGCTCAAACGGTCTGAGTCCATGGAGCCCTACCGCAAGAAGTCTTTCCTTCGACGGATGGTCATCAAGGGGCCCCCACCTCCTGAGGGTAAGCCCTATGAGGTGGATAAGGGTCCGGGAGTTGGTCAGGTTACTCCGGTCACCCGTAAGCTGGAAACCCCCGAACCCAAGGACCGGATCGTGCGTGTGTTTAACCCGTTCCAGAGGGCCCGGACCCTGCGGGACAAGCCCCCTGTGAAAACCGCAATTACTCGGGAAGGTCAACCCGTTGAACGCAAGAAGCAGGCTGCCCCCGAGGTTCCGGTGGTGTCCAGCAAGGCACGGCCACTGTCCCCGGATAAGCCCGAAATGGCCAAGGGTGTGGCGGTCACGCAGGCTCTGATGCGGTGGGCCGAGGCCTTCGCTGCTAAGCGTCGTCCTAAGGGTAAACCCCGCCTCAATGAATTCGACGAGAAGAAGCTCGTCACCACGGGTGGTCCCCGTTCCAATGCTTCCCCGGAGGAAGTCGAGAAATTCAACATCATCCGCAAGACCCGCAAGCGTGCCTCCCTGATCCCCGTACGCCCCTGAGCCCCTGAGCCCGCCTATGCTTGAGGGCTTACCCCTGGAACCCGCACCCAACGAAGGAGTCCGCCATGGCCTTTGACCGTCCGATTCTGAACCGTGAAGTCCCTGACTTTGTCAGTGACCGCTTCAACTTTGAGTTCCCCTGGCTGGACCTGATTAACAGGTCTACGGCTCAGGCGGCTGCAACCACCCCCCTCACGATCAACGTGCCGCTGCCGATCCTCCCGGGTCTGCGGTACATCGTTGATGAGTGTCTGGTGCGTATCCCTGCTGTGTATTGTGATGCTACCGCCAACCAGGCCATCACGGGTATGAGCTTCCAGCTTGGTAAGCAGTGCCCTGAGATGTTTGCTGCGGCTACGGCTGCCACCCTGAACGTCAGCCGGTTGGGTGTCTTTGTCAATCGCAGTTCCGCGAACGCCACCCTCACAACCATTGGTACCCCGGGTCTTCTGGTTCCTGTGAGCCAGCCTCTGCAACTCGTGGGTGCCACGGGTCCGTTCGGGTTTGACGTCAACCCTGGTGTGCCCTCGACGTACTACAAGCCCCGCACCACCGCTCTCTATGGGTCCACCATTGCCGTCGCTGGTGGTGGTGTCCTGCCGCCCGCTGTTCTGGGTGTGCCGATTGATCCGGGTACCGCTGGTATTGCGGGTCCTGCGGATCAACCGCTCCTCGCGTCCGATGGGTCACGTGCCACCGTTGGTGGTCGCGTGTTCAACATCTCAGACAACGTGATGAACCCCGGCGATGTCCTTTGGGGCCGCATCACGATCACGGCTGCTGCAACCTTGTCTTCGGGTAACTGGGGTACCAATGCGTTCTCTGGTGGTACTAACCTGGGCAACGCCAACCTCAACGGCACCCCGGTCCTTGTGAGTGTTCGTGTCCGTCAACGTCGTTCTTAACCTGTGACTTTCTCGCTGTGGTAGGCCCCCTCCTTTAGACAAGGTGGGGGCTTATCATTTAACTATGAGCCAGTTTCAGCCTATCACCGTGTACGATAAGCCCAGCATCGCCCTGAGCATGATCCTCGACGGGGAGGGCAACTTCGAGACCTTCAAGAAGCTGGCTCTCGCACCGGAAGAACTCACCCCCGACGAACGCTCAACCCTGAAGGACAAGGTCGCCAGCATCACAGGGGATAACCCCCTGATGAAAGCAGTGGCGGGCGTCCTCCTTAACCCCTTCACGTGGTTGGCATTCATCACCTCGCCCGTGGGAGGTTCTGCCGTCAAACATGCTGGTGAGATGTTCTCCGCCAAGGTCTTCAAGACGTGGACCTCCAAGTTCCCCAGCGTGTTCCAGGTGCTTGGACTCACGGGTATGGACTCCGCGATTACCCCCGTGGGTACGATGGCGGGTCGTATCAGTGCCCGGGAATCAGAGAAGCTCTCGGTAGCCGCCGCCAGCGAATACCTCCCCGAGATGGGTAAGCTCCTGGAACATCTTCAGGCCAAGTTCCCCCACCTCCGCATTGATAGCTTGAGGCCCTCGGACCTTACAGGTGAAGCTCAGGTCATCATGACTGACATCATGGAGGCTATGCGGGTCAAGAACCTCAATGCGGGCAAGCGGGTCGCCGAACTCCAGAATGAATATTACAGCACCTACAACAAGGTGAAGTTTGAGAAGGTCCTCGACGAGGCCGGTAACGACACTGGACAGGTGCGTGCCAAGTACCTCGGGGAGAACACCCCCGAGCCCGAGACTCCTTCGGGAAGTCTTGACCAAGCGTACATCTCCCGGTGGTATAACGAGATGGACGCCAAGGTTGCTGAGACCGATCACAACATGGAGGTCTACCTCAAGAAGTTCCTCAGCAAGGACGGCATCACCATGCCCGCTGCCGAAGCTGAGAAGCTCAAGCAAAGCCTCCTGAACCGCCCCAAGGTTGATGATCCGGGTAGTTTCCGTGCCGAGGGCGACACGTGGGAGTTCGTGAGGTTCTACAAGAAGCCCAAAGTCCTCCGGGACGGCGACCTCAAGTACGACGGGTCTACCTTCCAGAGCATTCGGCCCATCCTGGGGGAGGGCAAGGGCTTCAACATGGCGGCCGTGGACGCCTCCCTCAGTAAGTACGCCCCCCTCGACCTCGTGGAGGGCTACATGGAGGGGATGCAGCGGTCAGCCCGCCGCACGAACGCCGCACTCCTGGGCCTCATGGACCACGCCGATATGGACACGTGGATCCGTAGCGGCCAAGGTGTTATGCCCGTGGACCGGGCCAAGGTTGACAAGCTGGTCCGGGGAATCATGACCCCGCCTGAGGTCCTGCGCCGGGAGGGCCTCTCCAAGGATGCCATCCAGGGCATGGACTTTGTGTACGGCCTGCTCGATGAGGACCAGATCGGGAAGATCGCCCGTGGCGAGATGAAAGCCGACGACCTCAGGCAGGAGATCGTCAAGCTGTTCGATAACAACGCCCGGGGCAACACCTACGTTCCCGTGTTCCAGGATACACCGCTGCGTGTTGGGGGTGCTGACCTCAAGGGGGCCCACTCACTGGAGGAGGCCGCCTACCTGCGGACCACCCGCATGGACCGGTATGCCCCCCAACAGGGCGACAGTGTGCTATTCAACCACGACGTCATTGATTCGTGGCAGCGGAAGGGCTTCATCGACGAGGGCACCGCCAACGGACTCCGTGAGTCCACCAACAAGGCGGTGGAAGAGGTCATGAGTGATGTGTCGAAGAGGCCTCCCCTCACGCTGAATATGAACTTCCATGAGGTGATGGTGTCGAGCCTCACCAACAATGCCCGTACCGCCAGCCACGTGACCCGTCCCGTGACGCGGTTGGAGATCGAATCTCTGGAGAAGTCGATGCGGGAGTTGCAGGCGGTCAAGGGCCGCTCACCCCAGGGCATCTCCTTCGACAACCCCGGCATGATGGAGTGGCAGGAGGTCCCCAAGAGCCCCGCCTACGAGGACTACCTCCGCAAGCACCCCGACAAGCAGCCCGCCGTGACCCTGCTGGAGGATCCCCTGGGTACCGGCCAACGGACCCTCGTGGATAACACTACCCGGAACCCCGTGAGTCTGGGCCGACCGAAGACCCGCCTGAAACCCCTCAACGAGGAGCAGTTCATGGCGGCCTTCAACCGGCAGGATGCCGTGGGTGAGCAGTTCCGCAGGTCCATGAGCCCGATGGACCTCTACGACACCAACTACAAGATGCTCCAGAACGTGGGTAACGACTGGGCCGCCGCCAAGTACCGCAACTCCTGGATGGACGTCACCATGGGACGTGGTGGCGTGGACCTCGCCATCGCAAAGGGCCAGATCTACGAGGCCAAGGGCCTCCTCGCGGGCATCTCCAAGAGCGAGTTGGGTAAGAAGATCCGGGGTGCGGGTGACTGGGGCCGCTCCCTCATGAACAAAGTGGACATGCTCGCCGACCCCCGGAACGTCGTGTACGGGGGCAGCGGTCTCACCCATGATGTGGCCCGGTGGTTGTACACCAGCCACCTGGGTCTCAACCCCGCGAGCGTAGCCGTCAACCTGCTCCAACCCTTCGTGCTCGCAGGTAACGCGGGTGGCTACGGCAACCTGATCCCCGCGTACGTGGACGCCCTCGGCGAGCAGTTCTCCTACTGGAAGGACCGCATCGGACGCTATGGTCTTCGCCCCCTGGAGAATGACATCCAGGAGGCCCTGATCATGAAGCACTTCTCGATGGCGGGTGCCACCAAGGACATCGCCCGGGGCCTCAAAGAGGGTGTGACCCGTGGAGTGGATGTGATCCGCATCAACCCCCAGTCCGCCATGGGTCTGGTGGACGCTATTGGTAGCGGAGGTATCGAGGCTGGGCGGCGTTCGACCTTGGATAAGGTGCAGGACTTCATGATGCTGGGGTTCCAGCAGTCCGAGTGGTTGAACCGCAACGTCACTGCCCACATGGTCAAGCGGTCCTACCTCAAGGACGGGTTGAACCCCTTCAGTCCCCAACTCCTGGGTAAGTTCCTCACGGACTCCAGCGAAGCCGTCAACAGGTTCCAGTTTGCAGCCGACAAGTTCGGCAGTCCCACACTCTTTCACTCCAGCAACCTGTTCGGTGACCCCGTGATCCGGCAGTTCCTGGCGTTCCCCATGAAGTCGCTGACGGCAGCCGTGTGGGACCTGCCCCGCATGCACGAGAGCAGCTACCTCAAGGGGTTGATGAGCACGACCTTGCGTGGAGTGGGTGTGTCTGCGATTGCCTATGAGTTGGGTCGGAATGCCTTCGGGATTGACCTCAGCAAGGGCCTCTACTACGACGCCGCGACGGGTCTTGCCACGGGTAACAACGCCCTGTTCGAGAAGTCCGAGGGTAACCCCTATCCGTTGCCGCCCGCCATCGATATTGGTGTGGGGCTGGTGCGAGGTGTGGCGTTGGGTGACCGTGCGATGTTGCAGACCAGCATCGCAAGGACTATCCCCGGGGGTATCCACCTCAGCAAGATGCTGGGTGTCGCACCCGAACTACCCGGTGATGGGTTGCTCCAGAAGACCTACGCGGACTACTCGGCCGCCCTCCCTGACGGGCGTGTCCCCCTGTACAAGGCGGACGGAACCCTCATCGACTACCGGACCCCCGGTCAGTTGGTTATGCGTGCCGTGGGTGTGGACCTCGGTAACTTCAACGCGGGCAGCGAACTGGACAACTACCTCGTGAAGCAGCGTGAGGAGATCCTCAAGTACAAGCAGAAGTACATCCAGCACGTCGTGGACGGGAACACCCGTGAGGCCCAAGCCGTCAGTCAGGAGTTCAGCAAGCGGTTCAAGGATCCCACCACCAAGAAGGGCATCCCCCTCACGGTGACGCGGGCCCAACTCGACGGCTACGTCAAGCAGCGGGTCACGCCACGTCCCGAGCGTATCCTGGATAGGTTGCCCCCCGAGTTGCGGAGCATGTATAGCCCGCTGGCCCAGGAGAACGCCAACAGGTTCAACGTACCTGCGGAGGCCCTCGCCTCTGGTACCGCGAACGACCGGAACGACCTGCGGCCGGGCTATGAGAGCATGTCCAAGGAGGCCCGTGACCGGCTGGCGAAGGAGCAGGGGCTCCCGGGGTCAGGCCGGGATAGGTCCAGCTTCGGGCAGTTCGGGGACTTCGGAGACTTCTCCGCTCAGTAGTACGACCCACAGGTACCTATCGACCCGGTCGTCCAGGAGGCGGGGCCAGATGACCCTGGGGGTGAGGACCTCCGTGAGGAGGTTGGTGGCGGGTTCGCCCAGCCGGATGAGGGTGCGGGGTACGCCCTTGTGGGTGGCGACGGTACGGTGCTCGACCTTCAGGGGTCCCAAGGGCACCACCAGCCCCTCAGGCGACTTCGTGAGGGGAGGTACGCCTACGGCTGACACCTGGATCCAGGAGGTCTCACCCCGGAGGCACAGGTACCCCTGGACCTTCTTGTTGAAGGTGTAGGGTGGCCCCCGCAGGGGGTCCCTGACGTTGAGCAGGGGATAACCACTACCGCTGAGGGTCATGTTGGTGGGCATATATCGTACCTGAGGAACCTCCCCTCACATGCGGTTGCGTGTGGGGGAGTGGGAGTTGACCTGGGATTAGCAGGCGGTCTTCTTGCCACCCTTGGGGGCGGGCTTCTTCGGTGCGGGCTTCTTGGCCATAGTGCACTTCCTTGTGCTGGGGGTGCGTGCCTTCCGCTTGCGGGGTGCGGTGGAAGGTTTACCGCAGGTTGGGGTGTAGGTGTCTGGGATTTCGACGTCCACGCCGAGTTCCAGGTTGCTGACCAGCATGTGGCCACCCAGCCACGGAATGACCCGGGGGTTACCCCTACTGAAGCTGCTGGTGCGGGCGTACTCCCGGAGCTTAACGCTCAGGATGTAGGCCTGGTGCTTGTCGATGAGGACCCTGGCGGAGTGTCCCTCATCTGCGTTGCCCACGGTGATTTCGAGGTGCTTCTCGTGCTCACCCTTGTACATGCCGATCCAGTTGGAAGGCAAGCTGCCTGCGTCGAGGACATAGCCGTTGGGGACGTCACGGAAACAACGAGTCATAAGCTGAGTCATGGGGGATCTCCTTAGGGTAGGCCGTAGTACATGAGTACACGGGGGTTTGGGATTACTTCTACTATATATCTCTACTTTACTTTACAAAAAGAGACATGTACTAATGTACTCGGGGGTAAAGGCCTTGTTTCCTAGGTCGGAAACGCCGTGTACTAACCATGTACTCCCGTGTACTAACCCCCGGGGTGGGACTTGAACCCACAACCCTCGGCTCCAAAGGCCGATGCACCGCCATTGTGCTACCCGGGAAAACCCCAGAGACGATTGATCGTTTGTGTTTACCCTGACGCCGTGAGTTGCCGGGTTGCGGACCGAAAGGACAGGAGGCGCTTGCCCGCCACGCTCTGGGGGAATGGCCCTGGTGGGAGTCGAACCCACACTTCGTCGGCCCGGATGGTTACGGAGCCGTCGCACTACCATTGTGCTACAGGGCCTAAGGGGTCCGTCCCCGGTTAGAAAGACGGACCCTACGGGAGGGGGTGGGGAAAAGGTACCCGAGGTTTTACCCCCGGGTACCCCGTGTGCAGAGACCAACAAGGTCTCGGGTTGCTGGGGTTAAGAGACCCGGGTGATGATGCGTTCGCTGGTATCGGACCCCGTGGTGCCGTCCTTCTTGGGGTACTTGCGGGTCGAGACACGCAGCTTCACCACGGGCGGGGTTGCACTGGCGAAGAGTTCCTTGGCCTGGAGCATGGAGGTGCCCAGGTCGGTGGGCTTCTCACCGGTGATGGCGGCGAGGGCTCCGATGAACTGCTGCTTGGAGATTTCCTTGGACTGCTTCTGACCACCCTCGAAGGCCGTGTCGATGTCGCTGGCCTTGATGATGGAGAAGAGGGACCCACGGAAGGCCCGGCCGTCGGTGGGGCTCAGGGGGTCATCGACCAGCTTGTAGGAGAAGCTGGCGTAGGTGACCGGCACGGTGGCCCCCTTGTTGCCCATGACGGTCTTGGGGTTGAGGTTCAGGCCGGTGACCTGGGCGACGTACTCGCCGTCGTCCGGGAGACCTCCCTGCGTCTCGATCTTGGAGACGTCTTCCTTGAACTGATTCATGATGTCGTTGTCTGAGAAACTCATACGAGACCTTTCTGCTGTGCGAGGGCGTTGTTGTAAACCTTCTCGAAGTCTGCCCAAGCCGTGTCGGCTTCGAGGGGGATTGCATCAGGGAGTGTGCGGACACGTTTGCCGCACAACCCTGCGTATGCGGGACTGTTGAGGACGATCTGACGCTTGCTGACGGACACCGTGCGTTCCCCGGTCTTGATCCCGGGGTTGGAGGTGCTGTAGACGGGCTCTTTCACCAGTTGGACGGTGCTCTCGAACGCCGCGATGAGGTCGAGGTGCCCTTGGAGGGAGGCCCACAGGCCGTCACTCACACCCTTCAACTCGGGGATGTAGCTGGTGATGTCGTCGGCCAGGGCGATCTTGGCATTGGCGATGTGGCCCACCACGTAGACGCCGTATCCGCAGGCGTGCAGTTCCAGGATGGTGTTGCGGATGAGGTTGTTGACGAGGTCGTGGGCACTGCGTCCGTCGAGGTGGCGGAACTCTTTGACTTCGTCCTTGGTGAGGCCCAGCACCACGGAGTTCTGGGTGACATACTCGCGGAGCAATTTGATCCACACCGTGATGGTGTCGAACACGATGGTCTTGGGGCGAGCCTGGCCCTTGGCGGCCAACTCCTTGAGGACCATGATCTTGCGGAGCACTTCCTTGTAGTGGAAGATGAAGGGCTTCCCATCGAACTCAATGGGTTGGCCTTCGTTGGAGACGCCGGGCCAGATGGTGGCGGGAGCAGGCCCGTTGGTGACGGTGGGGGACACGTCGAAGTTGAAGATGAAGGCGTCGGGGTTGGTCTGGAGGAAGGTGGACTTGCCGACCTTGGGACGTCCGAGGATCATGGCACGGATAGCGTGGGCGGGTGCCCCCATCACCGAGTTTGTCATGCCACCGAGGGCGGTACCCCACTTGGGGGTGCCCACTTGGAACGATTGCTGCATGGGGTTCTCCTGTTAGGACCCGGGGTGGCGAGGTGCGAGGGTCACACCGGGGGTGTCCGACCGGCTGGCGACTGCCGTGCGGTAGTCAACGCCCCACGGGTCGTTATCGACCGGCTGCCGGACGGGAGCGGGTGGTCCGCCCAGGGGCCCCATGGCGTCGGTCTCGGGATCACCGTCGTCGAGGAGTTCACCCTCGGGCTCTGACTCGGGGGTGACGAAGGTGCTGGCGTTGAGGAGTTCGGACTTGGTGAAGGCCTGCTGGAGTACATCGGTGAGGATACCCGTTGTGCGGGGGTTGCGGAAGACGCTGCCGTCCTGGTCGTAGGGGGTCTGGGCACGGGTCGCAAGGGCCGCCTTGAAGGAGTAGCCGAGGTGGTTGCACCACTCACGGAACACAGGCGGTGAGACCTTCACGGCGTAGGTCCGCTCGAATGACCCCCGGAACTGCTTCATCGTGGTGATGGGTTCGTCGGAACTCGCAATGGTGTTATTGAGGCGGGGTGCAATCACCTCGTTGACGATAACCTCATTGAACCCCTTGATCCAGGGGAGGGTCCTGGGGGTCTTGCGTCGGGGGGTCTTCTTGCGGGCTGTCTTCTTGGCTGCCATCGGGGGTCTCCAGTGTTAGGGGTGCGGGGGAATATGGATCTGCGAAGACCTCTGCGACACTGTACATGTCGGTCAGGAGGTTGGGGTTCTTGAGGTTGTCCGAGGAGAGGCCGGGCTCGTCGGCCGTGATAGGCCGATAGCGGAAGCCATGCTCTTGGATGATGCTGGGCCAGTCACGGGGGTGTGCCGGATAGAACGGGGCATAGGGTCCGGAGGCTCCACTGGGGTGCTTATAGAAACGTTGGAGGAGAGCAGGTCCCATGGAGAGGCGTTCGAAGTTGTGCAGGAGTTGATGATAGGAAAACCAGTCATCGTGGTCAAACTCGGGAGAGATTTTCGTGTACGAAATGTTGATCTTCGGGGATAACTTTCGATCTTCGTTTTCGTGGAGGTAGTCACCCTCCCCGAGGAACCATTCACGGCAGCGGGCCGTGTACATGGCGAGGTTGGGGTCACCGGTGTAGATGCGTTCGTTGCGGGGCTGGCCCTTCCGGGGACCGCTCTTGAAGGGTGAGGTATCCAACGTGTACTGGCGGTCCTTCTCACCGTACTCGATGGGGGGCTTGGCGACGACCAGGTGGATCATGCCGCCGACGGTGGTGCTGGGGTCCAGCTTGTAGGTGTCGATGATGTGACCCTGCATGAGGTGCAGCATCCGGATGTAGTGGAGGGTCTGGGTGTCGTATGGACACTGAGCCATCCGGTCGAGCGGAGGGGTCTGCTTACCCGTGGTCTTGAGGTCAAGGACCCAGAGGGTGTTGTCTTTGTTGTTGAGGAGCAGGCCGTCGATGCGGCCCTTCAGGGGGTAGGACCCCTGGGACTTGCGGGCCTCAGCCTGATGGACCAGGGTGACCTCCTGGTCCAAGATGGTGAAGTGTCCGTTCTTGAGGATGTGCTCGAAGGTGCCGTGCCTGCCGATGGGGATGGTGCGGGCCGCATCGAACCATGCCGTGGTGGTTTGCATGTCGTGGCGGTCCTCTTCGAGGATCTGGGATTGTTTGTCCCGGGACACGCCGCTGGTGCGGAGGTCGCTCAGGAGGGCCCGTTGGTGGAGGGACCAGGCCCGGGACATCATGGTGCGGGCTTCGTTGTCGGGGTAGAGGAGGTACTCGAACCGCTTGTGGAACCAGATGCCCCGGGAGAAAGCCTCGATGCGTTCATAGCGGGGGGCCAGGCGGTACCGTGAGGACAGGAGGTAAACGAAGGGATTGGACATCGCGGTGTCCAGGGCACTGGGGGAGCAGTTGGGGGTGCAGGGGGTGTACCCGTGGTGGGACATCCAGTCGATAGCGGATTGGCCACTGCCAATGGGGGGTTCCAAGGGTGAGTCTCCGGGGTCAGTTGTTAGATGAGGTGAGTGTCCCGGAGGAAGGCTCGCAGGGCGGCGAGTTCTTGCTCGTTGGGGAGGTCCGGGTACTCGGGGTTGTGCAGGTTGAAGACGGGCACGTCGTTCGCGGCGGACATCTTGATGGCGGTGTTGGTACCGCTGCGTTGGTCGGGGTTGTTGTAGTCGAGGAGGCCCTGACCCTTGTAACCTGTTGGTGTGTATGCCACGGTGAACTTGCTGGGGGTGTCCAGCTTGGGACCAACAACCTGGAAGATGTTGCGGCGTTGCAGGCGTTGGGGGTAGGAGTTCTCTGAGATGGGGAACCTGGGGATGTTGTGGTAGACCATGCGTCCCAGTTGGTCGAGAATGCTGGCGGTGTCCTTCCACCCGGGGAGTTGGGTGGAGTCCTGCATCCAGGGCTGGGGGCCTCCGCGTACTTCGTCAGGCCTGAGGGTCATGCCGTTGTTCCCCGGGATGCGGTAGCTGGCGATGGGACCTTTGCTGCGGAGGGCTCCACGTTCAAAGGCAGCGTCAGCACCAATGGCACCACCACTGCGAAGACCGAGGCCCTTCTCGCCGAGGAACTGGGCGATGGCCTCCATCTTCGCAAGGACAGCGGGTGGCGTCTTACGCGAACCGATACCGGTGTAAGGGTGAAATGCCATATGAGTCCTTGTGTTGGGGTAAAGGGGGTGCCCCCCGTTAAGGGAGCAACCCCACGTGAGGGGAGGTCAGGAGGTGAGAAGCTCGACGAGCTTGGCGTAAGTCCGGGGAGCACGTGAGTGGAGTTGTGCAAGACCACGACCCAGACCCTTGGGAACAATCACCGTTGTGAATGACCCGGGGATGGTGTCGATGGCTGCGATGATGCAGCGGATGTTTTCGTCGTAGTGGTTGTCGGAGAAGAATGACTCGGGGGTCATTGCTGGAAACCTCTTGGTGGGGATGCCGAAGGCGTTGGGTTCGCCCCGCATCTCACCTGCCATGCCTCCACGGCCCTGACTGATGAGGTTGTCCCCAAAGATGTAAGCAAGTCGGGGGTTGCAGCGGAGGTCTTTGCGGGTGATGACTCCATCAACCCACTGGTATGTGCGTGTACTCATAGGTTAAACTCCAACCCGGTTGTGGGCCCCCCGTAAGGGCCCACAACCCCACAACCGTTACTTGCGGGGCTTGAGCAAGCGGAAGGCCGCGTCGTAGGTGGGGTCGCTGGAGCGTCGTGCCGCGATGCGTTCGCGGGCAGGACCGTCGTTGGGGTTCGTCTGGAGATACTCCAGGTCGAACTTCGCACTGGTGGTGTCTGACTTGGGGAGGAACTTCAACCAGCCGAAGGTCACCGCGATGGCGGCCCTGACCACGGGGAAGAGACCCAGGTAGAGGGACCCCAGGAACACGGCGATCACGAGGACGATGAGGGCGATGTTGCCCATGAGGGTGGCCCACCAGGGGGTGATGTCTTTGACCTTGGTGAGGTTACGACTGACCTTGATGGTGTCGCCCTGGATGGCGGCCATGTGGCCGGTGGCACTGTTGAGGTGGGGCAGTGCGAGGGGGCCCACGTCGTTGGTTGCGATGGCCTCTTTGATGTCGGCGGTCGCCGCTTGGGCGTGATTGGTGATGGAGGTGTTAGCCTCGGAGATGTTGGAGGTCGCACTCTCGCAGCCCCCGAGAGCGAGGAGCAGGGAGATGAGGAGCAGGGTGATGCAGGCTCCGATGGCGGCGTAGGTCCACCTGCGGGAGGGCTTGCCCCTGCGGACGGGCTCGGTGGTGAAGAGGTACTTGACCGCGTTGACGAGTTCGAGGAACCAGTGCGGAGTTTTCATCGGGGGTTTCCGGGGAAGGTGCGACCGGTGAGGATGTCGAGGGCTGTACGCATGGCCTTCATCTCGACGAGGAGTTCCTTCATGTCACTGCGGGTCTCTTGCTTGAACTGTTCGAGAGCTTGGAGCCGGTAGTTGTGGTCGTTGACCTCGTTGGAGAGGCGGGTGGCCCACGACCAGCCCAGTGTGCCCAGGGAAATACAACCTGTCATGAATACGCCGAGGATCTTGAGCCACTCGGCACGGCTGAGCTTGACTGTGACGGAGGAGTCCTGCTCCTCAGTGATGGTACTGTTGGTCGTCATGTTCTCTCCGGAGTTGGTTAGCAGGAACTTCCGCGACCAGCACTCACAGTTACGGCTACGCAGCAGTCCGTAGGGGTTGGGGTTGTGCCGGTGGCGACCCATGCCCAGACCTCGGTGATGGGAGGCTGGCCGTCGTAGGACCAGTATTCGACGTCCTCGTTGGGACGCAGGGGGTAGCCTAGGGTGCGGATGCCTGCGGTGCCGCCAGTTTCGTGACCCAACGTAACCACCTCGACCATGATGATGCCCGTTGCGAGGTTGTTGAAGGTGTCAGTGGTGGAGCCGGTGTGCTTAATGATGATGCCACCGACGGGGCCTGTGAGTTTGGCGGCACCACCCGGGTGATCGGCGGGAGTGAGACCTGCCGACTTGAAGATGCGGGTTCGAGTACCTGCTACAGGGAGTACCGTTACTGAGTTACGTGGCATGAGTCACCTGAGGTTGGGGTTGAGGCTGGCTGAGGTGGAGAGCACCCGCGATCAGTAACCTGGCGGTGTTCTCCGCGAACGTACGACGTTGGGCAAGTGTAGCACAACTCATGAACAGCGGGGTGATCCGGTGGCGGGCCAGCATTGCGAGGAGGCCGTAGGTGACGGCACCTGCGGGTGTGCCGTCCCTGAGGTTGGGGTTGAGGTGGCCGAAGTCCCCCTCAAACAGAAGCACGGGGTGAGCCACGTGGGTCCGGAGGTAGAACATCTCGTCCTCCAACCTCTTTGCCGCCGCGGGTGTGTTGAGGTTGTTGAGGACCTCGCCTAGGGAGCCCTTGCGTTCGATGACGCAGTGTCGTTCGTAACCTAGTAGGTGGTAGTCACCCTTGTGGATACGTTGGGAGGTGGTGTGTAGGCGGATGGTGCAGGGGTTGCCGATCTCATCTGCTATGACTAGGTGCTCGGGGAAGGGTAGGGGTTTCTTCTCCCGGTCATCGACGATGATGGTCCAGTCGCGGTGCATGGGTCAGTATAGACCTCAGCGGTCAGACCCGGGGTACCTCCCCTCACATGGTTGAGGTGGATGACCTAGTGGGTGTTCTTGGACCTGCGGACGATGAGGGCGAGGGGTTTGCCGTGGACTGTCATGCTGTAGACGTGAGACCTTTTGATGCGTTTGTAGGTGACGGGGTGGATAGCGGGTATATTGGACCTGTCGAACCACCCGAGGAGGGCTTCATAGTGGGTGGCGTAGTAGCCATCATGCACACGCTCGTGGTTGTACATGTCGATAATCTCGTAGTAGTAAGTACGGGTGGGTTTGATGTGGCTCATGGGGTTTTGATCTCAATAACGAGGGGGAGGGTGCGGCCGTAGTGCTGCTGGAGGTCATGCCAGTACCCCCGGGTAGTAACCTCGTGGAGGCACTCGTTGATGATGCCTGTGATGCGGGTGCTCTCAGACCCCGTGAACGTTGGCCTCAAGAGATGCCGTATGTAGAAGGCGTCGTAGATGTTGAGGCACACGCGGTAGGGGAGGTTGTGCTGTAGGAAGTGGGTCTGGACCCGGGACTGGAAGTCGAGCATGACGTTGCCTGCGGTGGCTTGTACGGGGAAGTTCACGATCTCGTTGGTGGGCCACGCGGTGCGACGACCCTTCTTCTGTTTGGGCCAGAAGTAACGGGACTGCCCGACCAGGGGTAGGGTGAGCTTGTTGGTGCTGTGGGCCTCACGTACCAGGGATTCCTGCCAGGCGTACAGGACGGGTCGGTCTTTGGACCTGTTGTCGGCGATGCGTTGGAAGAAGTCAAGGGGCAGGACGATGCCCATGAGCCCTGCGACCTGGGCTTGCATGGTGGCTGCTGAACTCCAGAAGAGGTCGGCGAAGTTGATGCCCTTGCCACCCTGACGGAAGACCTTGCGGAACTTATCACCCAGTTTGGTGAGCAGCTCGTGGTACATCTCGGGGTTGTAGTCAAGCAATATCGCCGCCATGGAGTCGCCGCGTTCGTAGTGGAGGTCGATGCCCTCGTTGTACGCACGGAGCATGGCGGGCTCACCGGAGAGGATGCCAGGTACACGCAGTTCGATCTGGGAGAGGTCGCAGGAGATGAGGGGTTGGAGGCAGGCTTGGAGTTCCGGGGGGTCGGTCTGCAAGGTTGGATACTTTGCGGTGATGCGGGCCTGCTTGGTACCACCTTCATCGCCCTGCCCGTCCTTCTCGGGAGCAGGTGTGGGGTACCATGAGGGGTACGCCATCAATGTATCGGGGAAGGTAGGGTGGGGAAGGAGTTTGTCCCGCTGGTTGGTGGGGTCCTTGCGTTTGTGGTGCAGGCGTTTCCAGGTGTAGGTGCCGAGGAGTTTGTCGGCGTAGCTGAACTCATCGAACAGGGTGAGTGCCTGCTGGAGGGGCGAGTTCTGGGGGATGCTCGTACGAAGGATGGACCTGTTGGCACTGCTGAAGCGGATGGCCTTGGTCTTGTCGGTGAGTTCCAGACGGTCCATGGCGGTAGGGTTGTGCTCGACGAGTTGGTCCACGCACTGGGTCAGGAATTTGTTCCTGCGGATCTGGGGTTCGGGGCCGTCGGGGTGGAGGTCGTAGGGGCGGAGGGCCTCACCGAGGGTGGAGTGCTTCGCGAGCATGTCCTCGTGGAGCTTGGTGAGCTTGGACCCTACGAAGGGGACCCCGGCGTATGACATCTCGATACAGGTCCAGAGGGTGTTGCTGTAGAAGTTCTGGGAGTAGGGGGTGAGCTTGGCACTACCCGGGTGGTCCCTGAGGATGCCTCTTGCGAGGGCGTTGGCGGCGAGGATGTTGTTGTGGGAGTCCTGGGCGGCGTAGCTCTCGTGGGCCGGGTCACTGGGCCGGGGGAAGCGACCGTCGGCGTTGAGGGTGCGGTCGTAGCGGTGGGTACCCAGCAGTGGACCGAGGGATTTCAAAGAACGCTCTGGTCGGAGTTCGCTGTGGAGGTAGTTCAGGACTGTAACGTCCACCAACCGGTGGGTGAGCCGAGAGAGGGAGGAACGCACTTCGGGGAATGCAGCCCAGAGCATTTTGATGTCGTACGGTACATTGGTCCCGAGGATTGTCGTTGCATGTCGCAGCCACTGGATGAGGATTCTTCTATGACCTGGGAGGTAGGGATGTAGGACTTGTGTGGTGCCGGGTTCCCAGAGGGTGATGTCTCCAGGATCTCGACCATGTAGTATCTCTGTGATGGTAACCGTGTGAGCGAGATAGTCAGGACCAGGGGGGTGGTCTTGTACCATGCATCGCAGAGGATGGAAATGGTTTTGCCGGGTGAGAGGTGTACCGAGGTGGGTGTGGGTGACGCTTCCATAGGATTCAGTGTCCAGTGAGATCAGGCGTGAGGACGTCATGGGTTCAACCTGTGGGTCAACCTGAGGTGGCCTTGCGGAGGGCGGCACGTGCAAGACGGGAGGCTTCGGTATCGGGGCAGTCACAGCCGGTGTGCTCGTGCGCTTCCAGCATGGGGTATGCGGCACGCAGGGCGGCGAGGAGGTCGGGGGCTGCGGCGATCAACCTTGCGTTGGCCAGGTGATTGGGGGCGTTGAGGTACTCGGGGTTTTCATCGCGTTCACTGATGTCTTCGTAGAAGTAGCAGATGTCGTCATGCTTCCAGCCTAGCTCAGGGTCAGGGTTGATGGTTCCGATGTAGATGTTGTCGGATCGTGCGGTGTAGATCTTCCAGGGACCAGGGGTGTGCATGTGTCATCATCCTTCGTGAGGGGAGGTGCTGGAGGTACGATGGTGGGGGTGCTGGCGAAGGGCTCGTGACCCAGGAGGTGATTGTGCAGGTGGTGCAGGTGGTCACGCACGGCCTGGATCAGGGAGTTATCGCGGAGGAGTGCGGCGGGGTGGTAGGTAATGAACACGGGGACGTTGTCGTCACCCACGGCAATGCTCAGGGGTTGGGACTTGATGGCACTTGCCAGGGGTAGGGCCTTGCCGTCGAACAGTTTGGTCAACGTGCCGATGGCGTGAGAACCTAGTGCCAGTATGCTCAGGGAACGGGAGACGCCGTGCAGATGAGCTAGCTCGGGGAGGTTCCACCGGGTGGTGCACTCGCGGAACTGTTTGGCGGTGGGAGGTTTGGTGCTGGTGTAGCAGCGGGCGGTGTTGGCGATGATGATGTTGGCGAGCTTGTCGATGCCCGTGGACCCGAGGTAGGTGTTGGTGAGGAGCTTGCCGGATGGACCTATGAAGGGGACGCCGTAGGTGTCTTCTTCCAGCCCGGGGTTCATACCGAGGACGTAGAGGGTGGGGCGGTGGGAGTCCCAGGGGCCCCTGATGGTGCTGGAGATGCCGGGGCGTTTGCAGCCGGTGTTGAGGGTGCAGTGGGTGCAGCCTTCACTCGGGTTGATCCCGGGGTAGAACTGGGGCAGTGGGGTATTCATGGGGTGAGCGGATGTGGGCTGTGATGCGTTCGACGAACTCGGTGGTCAGGCGGGCAAACTTGATATCCCTGGTATCGAGGATCCGGGGGTTCTCGAAGGTGCCGTTCTCAGTGAGGACAGAGACTGCGACGTAGGGGAGGTCCATCGAGAGGATGATGCAAGGGAGTCCGGGTAGTGGGACCACGGGGTTGGAGTCGGCGAAGCGGGTTGTGATGTACTGGGGTGCGGCAGGGTCCCAGGGGTAGAGGTCGTCGGGTGTGATGGGGGTGGGCATGTTGGTTCTCGGGTTGTGGGGGGAAGTCCCGGCACATCCGTTGGGGTGTGCCGGGGGATCTGACCCGGGGGTCAGGTTTCAGAACTTAGGAGTGGGTACGGGTGCACACGGTGCAGACGTACTCAGGTTTGGAGTCCTTGCCGGTCTTCTTGGCGTTGGCAACACGCTTGTAGGGGCCGTAGGTTTTGTCCTGGTACTCGTGCTTGCAGGTGCAGGAAACGATTTTGGTCTGGCTCATAGGATTCCTTGTGTTAGGAGACGGGGGGCAGGGCCTTGGTGGCGTCGCCCTGGGTGACGGCGTTGAAGAGACGAGTGCCGTTGTCGCCCTGGGACTGGAGGACGGCACCCGCGAGGGCGGCCTTGGCCTGGCGTTCCAGAGCCGGGAGGTCGGCGAGTTGGTGGCGGATGCGGGTGGCCTCGCGGGTGGCGACGGTCACGTTGGTCTGGGCGTCGTCGATCAGGCCCTGGAGCTTGCGGACCTCGGCCGTGGGGTAGGGCTGGGTGAAAGTCTCGGACCACGTGATGTTGGTGGTCTTGCTCTTGTAGATGGCAGTGACGGAGAGGTCGTAGATGGTCTCGCCGATGTTGTTGGTCACGGTGCGGCAGGTCACGTTGGTGATGTCGGCGGTCTTGTCGTTGATGCCGACGTACTGGCCGTTGAGGTAGAGATTGATGAAGGTGCCCTTGACGATGCGGCGGGCCTCGGCCTCCTGGTCGGCGAGGTAGGTGTCGTAGTGCTTGCGGCACTTGGTGAGGAGGTCCTCGGCCTGACGGACGACCTTGAGGGCGGCTTCGAGGGCCTCCTTGAGGGAGCGTTCCTGCTTGGCGGTGGCGATGCTGGTGATGTCGGAAACACCCAGTTGGATGTTGCTGAGCATCGCCATCTGGGAGTTGTTGCCCACGGCGTTCCCGTTGAAGGGAGTGTTGGAGGGAGTGGCGTTGGTCACGGTGGTGCTGTCGGTCATAGGGGTTCTCGCTTCAAACGGTGGAGGTCAGTGCCTCCGGTGCAATGGAATCCGACCCACATTGGGCCGGTGTGCTGTTCAGGGTGACGTCGATGAGGATGTCATTGCCTGGTAGGGTGCTGTTTATCAGGGACCTCTTGGACTTCTTGGGTTTGAGTTCGGGGAAGTCGTTGAGGAGGTCGGCCTCGGTATAGCGAGGGGGTATGTATTTGGACCACCAGTCGGGGATTGTAGTGTCCAAGGTGCTGGTTGTCACGCGGTTGAGATAACGCAGGGCACATTGGGGATAAGTTGTGGGGTCGCCCGAGCGGGGGGCTGCTGGGTAACCGTAGCGTCGGGCCCAGCCGTCGAGGTAGATGGCGTACATGAGTACGAGGGTGCCGGGGCCCATGACCCTGTGGATGGACCTGAGGAGGCCGGGGCGTTTGTCGGCTGCGTGTAGGGTGTTCATGACGTAGCGGGCGAAGCAGCTTTGGAGGTTCGTGATGCCGCTGGGGTCGGTGCCGTTGATCCAGCGGGTGGTGTAGGTCTGGGGGTCTCCCATGAGGTCGATGAGGTCGGTGACTTTGTAGCTGAGGGGGGGTTTGTTGTGGTAGCTGCGGTAGTAGGGTTGGTATTCCTTGAGGTAGGTGAACTTGCGGTTGATACCTTCGAAGAATCTGTAAAGGGTGTTGAAGGACTCGGGGGTCCAGTGGTCGATGCGGGTGGAGCGATGGTTGGCGAGGGACTTCTTGACGTCTTTGTTGGCGTTGCGGGTGACATTGCGCTTGAGGGAGCTTGCGTTCAGACCCAGGCGGTAGTTACCCTTGTACTCGTTGCTGTAGACGAGGAGGCCTTGGGCTCGGGCACCTGGACGTCGGGATTCCAGGTCTTGGTTGAGGCCTTTGACGGAACGGGAGGAGAAGTTGTACATGGCCCCCTCGAAGGCGTACCTGTGGATAAGTACGGGGGTGGGAGAGCTTGCGATGCGGATGAGATCGTCGTCGGGAAGGTCGCTGACGTTGTTGAGAAGTTCGGAAAGGCCTAGCCAGGGGTTGCTGCTGACGTACAGCCTGCCGCACTCTCGGTCGCTGACGTAGTTGGCACTTGTTGTAGCGATCCGCTTGAGGGCGGGATGCGGTACGGGGTACATGCGGTTGAGGTGGGCGAGCAGGGAGGCTACCCCGTTGAAGAGGGGCCACTCGGGGTGGGAGTTGTGGGTGCTGGACATGCCATACACGTGGATGCGGGTCCAGAGGTTGGAGTCGCCCGTGGGGAGGGTGTTGGGGTCGATTGCGATGAAGTTGGCGGCGTCGTCGTCGTACTCGAAGCCGCACTTGTAGCACTTGTTGTTGGTTTCAGGGATGCGGGGTTCTGTGGAGCAGAGGGGGCATGGGAGGTGGTTCATGGGGTAGGTCCTTGGATGTGATAAACCTCCCCTCACATCGTTGGACGTGGGGGAGGTGGCGAGGAGAGAGATCAAGGTTGGTTAGTGCTCGTCGCGGATGTCGTCGTCATCACCCATGTTGTCAGTGTCCCAGTTCATCATGTTGATGTCTTGGGCGTGACGGTCGCGGAGTTCCCGCTGGAAGGCTTGGATCCAGACAAGACAAGTGTAGTCGTTCACACGGAGATCGCGGATGTCCCAGGATGGGCGTTTCTTGGTGATATTGTAGATTTTGCGGATCAACATGAGGATGGTGTTGGTGATGTGTTCGGTGGACATCTCCTTGAGGAGGAGGTGTTGGCCGGAAGCGGTTTTCCAGAGTATTGCCATGTTAGATCCCGCTGTGTAGGAGCTTGTTGTGCTGGTCGTACTGACGGTTGAGGTCCTTCAACTCGGTCATGAGGGTGTGCATCTCGAAGATGAGGTGGGCCATCTCGGAGGTTTCCCCGGGGTTGCGTTGCATCATCATGCGGCCATGGCTGCTGGAGAAGTTGGTTACCCAGTCGTCCTTGAAACTGCTGATGGGGTTTTCGCCGGTGGCGAGGCCTGCGACCCAGGGGAACTGGGTGGCTAACCCTTCAGCCCTGCGGAGAAGGGCCCGGGGGATGGTCACGGGTGAGTTTGAACTCGAAGAAGGTGCTGTCGGTGGGTTCGGCGTTGTCATGGGAGGTCTCCGGGTTAAGGTTGTTGGGGGAGTCGGCGAAGCGGTCGTGCTGGAGGCACTCGGGGTTCTTGCGGGTGAAGATCTCGATGACCTTGTCACGCATGATAATGACCAGGGGGTCGGTGACGGAGGTGGATGGGCAGCCTGCGGATTCGGCGAGTTTGAGGGAGAGGGAGGCGACGTAGCCGTTCATCTGGATGAGGCGTCCGGAACTGGATTCGGCCCTTGCGAGGACGTTGCTGAACTCCTGGAGGACCCAGTCGATGCGGGCTGCGAGTTCGTAGGAGATGGTGACGTCGGGGGGATTGTTCATGGGGACTCCTTGGTTAGGCTTGGGGTTGGACCTTTCACACCACCAGATGGTGCGGGCCCCCCGTCAGGGCCCGCACCACACACCCCCGACCTTCGTGCGTGGATGCTGTACGAGAGGATGAGGGCTCCGAAGAGGAAGCTGGAGGTGAGCATGAGGAGGTAAGCGGCGATGTCGGTGAAGATCGTGGGTGGTGACCAGCGGGCACACACGATGGCACCTGTGAAGGTCAGCATCACGGCGATGACGAGTTCGATGAAGTGCTGGCGGTTGAGGCGGCAGTAGGGGCAGGACGCCGGGGTTTGCGGGGGGCTCGGAGTTTGGTGCAGACTTTGCATATGGAGTTGATTCCGTTGTGGGAGCGGTAGTTCTTGTCGAACATCAGCGGGGGTTTGGGGATGGAGCAGCCCTTGCAGAGCCACCAGGTGGTGCCGTCAGGTTGGGGGCGGGCCCGGCGGTTCCTCAGGCGGGTCAGGAACTGGGTCGGGGTCTCGTTCTTGGGGAGGTTCCTTAAGGCTTTCAGGGGTGGTGGGTCCTTTAGGTCGCTTAACCCGACGATATCGGTTTTGGGTTTGGCTGTCATGAAAGGTGTCCCAAGCGGTAAGGAAGTTGGATTCGGCAAGTCGTACATGTTGGGGATGGTGCAGGCGGATCCAGTCGGCGAGGTCGGAACAGGCCGTCATGAGGGCATAGATGTGGGAGGTGTTGAGGCCTTTACTCAAGGGTTGCTCCTGTGGTGAGGGCGGGCCAGGACACGGCGAAGGCATTACCCAGGGGTTGTTCTCCCATGAGTTGGTTGATTGACCCCGCGACCTCCTGGATTTCCTGCTGGGCGTGGGGGTGAGAACGCAGGGAGTAGAGCCTCGCGAGTGCCGCCAGAGAGAACGTTCCCATGATGCTGGTGAACATGTTCTGGGGGAGGATTGTCCTTGCCTGTTCGGGGGCTACCCCTTGGAGGAGCATGAGGTTGTAGAAGATCAGGGCTTGTTCAGTCATGTCGCGGTAGGTCGTACCGATGGTCTGGTTGAGGGCTTCACCCAGGGGTCCGCCGCTGCCCTGCTTCATACTGGGGCTGCGTTCCCTGAACTTGGGGATGTAGAACTCGGGTTCGTTGGTGATGTAACGCCGGGATTCTTCGTTCCAGACGATGCCGACGTTTGACCTCAGGAGTTGGCGGGCGACGAAGATGGGTACGTGGAAACGGATGGTGATGCTGGTTTGGCCGAAGGGGGTCCAGTGGTTGTTGCGGGCGAGGTAGCGGATGACGCGGGCGACCTCTTCGTCGGTGCGGTTGGAGCCTCTGCTGCTGGAGACCCAGGCGGCCTCCGCAATGCGTCGGTCGTCGCCCATGTGGTCGATGTAGGTGAGGGTGCTGGTGGTATGGGTGATCATGGGTTAGTTCTTCTCTCTTGCGGTCTGGGCGGCTTCGCGGGTCTTGAAACATTCGTTGGTGGGTACAAGTCTTGCACCGCCGTACACCTTTGCTGATACGTTCAACCCGTCTGGGACCGGGTAGCACGCCCCGTCCGTTGGGTGCCATATCACGGAGTCTTGGCAGGCGATGCACCCATCCGCCGTAAGCGGCAGCGTCCCCAGCACCCTCCTCACCCCTCCGCTGTCCGTGATGAACCCCGCCGCGTGGCACTCGCGGAGGAGGCGGGCGGCAGTGCGAACGTCTAGGCCCTCGTCGCGGTAGTTCTGGTCGGTGATCTTGTCTGCGTGTTCGGTCAGGTCATGGATCAGTTCGTCGATCTTCACTTGCTGTTCTCCTTCACAGTTGTCAACACCTTCGACCCGTCCGGTAGCACGGTGACGGCTACGCGGCCTTCGTGGTGGGCGATGGCACCACGGTCGTAGAAGACTTTGTAGAGGTAGCCTGCGAGGACCATGCCCGCGATGGCCCCGACGACGTTGGCGTACTTCACACGCTCGATGATCTTGTCGATAATCACTGCTTCGACTCCTTGTACTCATGGCACCGCTCCACGGCGAGGAGGAGGCAGGTGGTGAGGTCAGAATGACACACTTCCCATGAGTCTCGGCCACTGGTGGGGTAGACTCGATAGGTGTAGTTGGGGCCGCTAGATGTGGCACACCCACGATCTAACAACCAAATGTGGCACGAATCGCAGATCATGGACTCGGCCATGTCGTCGCTGATCGCGTGCGTGCGGCCGGGGATGTACCACACGGGGTCTTCGTCCGGTCGCTTGGGCACCACCACCGAGAGGTGATCTTCGGTGTCGTATGGGATCACGGCGGGCACCCTCCCCCACACGCGGCGGCAGAGTTCGGGGAGGTTAGTTTCCATTGGGGGACTCCTTGTCGCGTTCGCAGATGATGATGGGCGGCTGGGGTGGGGTGCGGTCCATGACTTCCCATACGGTGTGAACGATGCCGTTGAACGTGCTGGGATCGGTCTTGCACTCGTCGGGGTCGGTGCGGATCAGACTAATCAGAACATCGACGCTACCCTTGTCGGCGTCGTCCAGTTTGAGGTACGCTTCGAGGAATGTACGAACGACAAAGTGCAGTTCAGTTTCCATGCTTGGACTCCTTCTCCGCGATGCGGCACTTGACAGCAAGGCGATAACGATCCGTGATCTCGTCGCCAGTGTCAAGGGTTGAGACAATGCCCCAGCGGGTTGCCCCGATTTGGCAAGCAACCCACTTTAGCAGTAGTCCCTGCGGGTTCGCCTCGCTTCCGCCATCTCTCATCCAAAACCATCCCGCTGGCATCGCTGCCGCCGCACCGTCAATGCTGTCCCGGTGCGGATGGTCGCCGTCGTTGCAATCGTTCAGGGTGGCGTGCATCCACCATCCGACGTGCCGCGCGCTGTTTACGTACGTCCAGCCGTCATCTATCGCCAACCATGCTCGAAGTTCGACAAGGCTCATCGTGTCGGGGTTCATTTGCTCTCCTTTGCTGTGTGTTCGACGTAGTACCGCTCCATCGCATCGCGGAACGTCGGCCAGTCCGCCCACGGGATGATGACTCGCTCGGTGTCGGTCATGGGACGTTGCTGGACGATGAGGATTCCAGTGCTGGTGGAGTTCCGGCCGATCTTCGTTGTGCCGCTCTTGTCGGCGTGTTGGAACGTTCTTGATGGTTCGCTCATTCCTTCACCTCCCCCCGCACGGCGGCGGCGGCGATGGGGTCGGATTCGACGGCAGCAAAGGTCTTTTTCCTCTCGGTTACAAGGCAGTTTGTACTGTGATAAACCTTGCTGTGATCAATCCGGCCTTCATCGTCTTCATAAACCCCGTGCGTCATTTGCCCGCAGCATCCGCACTTTACACCGTTGAGGTAAACGTGATACTTGATTGGGAAAGCAGCTATCTTGCGACACACTAGCAAATCCGCCCCCAGCACGCGGACGGCATCGCGGAGACGTGTGATCTCGGCGGCGGACTGGCCGAGAGCGTGATATACGCGACGGCAGAGCGGGTCTTTGATGTAGTCGTTCTCCGGGTCGTAGTCACCTTCCGCATGGCAGGTGTTCATCGCGGCTTCGATGATGTTCAGCAGGTCGGGTTTGTCGTTCACTTCTCGCTCCTTGATTTGTGTCCGCCCGGACAATCGCTGTGGGTGTGAACGCGGCACGCCGCATCGCGGGTGCATTTCTCTTTGCGGGGCTTCGCCTTCCGTGCGGCACGCTGGGCGGAACACGCCCTGAATCCTGCGAGGTAGCCCTGAATCAGTCCGTAGTACCGGGCGTCGTCGATCTGTTCCAGCCCGATGTGTCCGTCCGGTGCTATCCGTTTCGCGGCGTAGTCAATGGCCCGGCTGCCTAATGGCTTGTTGCGTTTCTTCCCTTGCTTCACGCGGCACCGCCTTCGGCGAGGAGGTTGAACGTGTCGCCGGGGTGGATGTCGATGGTCATGGGGTTAGTCCTTGGGTTTACGCATACATGCGTTGGGGTTGAAACTGGGAAGCGTGTTGGATTTGAGGGTGTGGCCCATCGAAAAGATCAGAGCAAATGCGACGGTGGGGGAGAGGGGGATGTCGTCGTGGTAGCCGGGGTACTACTTGGAGTCGCCGACGTTTCGGAACTTGTTGCGGCGTTGCTGGATGAGGTAGAAGTCGCACTCGTCCCGTTGTTTGAGGATGAAGATGTCCTGGGGGTCTATGGTGATGGTCATGGGGTTATTCTCCGGGGTGGGATTGGTGGGTCAGGGTGATTTCGTGGATGGCGGGATGTACTGTGAAGCCCTGTTTGATGTAGTAGGCGTGCATCTGGTGGGCCTGCTTGAGGGTGGCAAAGGTGTAGAGGCCCCATTCCTTGGTGTTGGTGCTGAAGAGTCCTTGGAAGGCGTAGTAGGTGGTGGCGAGTGGGGGGACATCACGGAGAGGCAGGTTCTCGATGTGCTTGGTAGTTGCAGGGGTGGGATCGTCGGGCATACAGGTCTCCGGAACAAGGGGGTAAAAGTTGGGCCAATGATAGCCCAGGGTTGCGCAAAAGAAAACCCTCCCCTCACATGGTGTGGCCGTCGCACATCGCGGGGGATGTGCTGGGGATTACCTGTGCAAGGGGAGGGTTCCAGGAGTTGGGGTGGTGGCCGTTGGGCCGTTGAGTTGTTGGACCTACACACCCCCTTGTGTTGGGGCCCCCCCACAGGGCCGCAACACACCCCACAGTTATTCCGGGGCTTTGACCTCGGGGAGGATGACGAGGAGGTTCTGTTGGGTTAGGGGGAGGACTTCGGTGTAGTGGTCGCCGGTGATGTGGAAGCTTTCGCTGGTTGTTGCGGTCAGGCGTACTGCGAGGAATTCGTAGCGGGTGGCTCGGGGTTGGCCGGTCAGAGGGACCTTGTCGTAGATGCCGACGTCCACGCGGTAAGAGGGTTTGATGAGGAGGTAGATGTGGGGGTGGGGGTCACCGTTGTCGATGATGAAGAGAGTGCCCGGTGTGAGAGAGCGGACTTGGACAGGGGTGTTGGTGTGGCCAGGAGTTGTGACGGTGTCAGGGGACCAGTGGAAAAACGTTAGCATGTTGGGGCTCCAGGGGGTAAGGGTACGGGAAGTGGGGGGTCCTCCTCTCGGGGGACCCACCTATGGGGTTGGTGTTATTCGTCGCTGTCGTAGGAGTCAGTCACGGGGATGACCGGTGAGATGTTGGAGACGTCGTTGGCCAGGGTGGAACTCACCTGTTGGTCGGAGTCGCTGACCTCGGGGTTGACGAGGAGGACCTCTACCGTCGAGAGTTCGCTGGAGATCTTGTCCTGGAGGTTGGGGCCGACGAGGGCGTCCTCGGGGGTCAGGTAGGGGGGTTCCAGGAGTTCGTAGAGTGCTCGGAGTTCGGTGGCGTAGAGTTCGGGGGGGATCTTGGACCCACCGTAGGAGTCGCGGAGGTCATTGAACTTGGTGGTGTAGGTGGAGAACACGGAGGTGGAGATCTTCTTCTTGGTGGACCTGCTGGTGTAGGTGGGTAGGGGGGCGGCACGCTTGGTCATGTTGGCGGTGAGTTCCTGCTGGCGGGCTTGCACAGGACTGACCTGAGCGTCGATGGTTGGTGCGAAGGACCCGTTGTTGTCGGCGAGTTTGCGTAGGGGGTTGTCCTTGTCACGCTGGGCGTAGGCGGGTGATGTTGGGTCGGGGTCGCTGATGGTGTCGTTGTTGAGGGTCTCGCTCTCCAACCTGTGGGCGAGGGGGGTCTCGGGGAGGACCACGTGGAAGCTGATGTAGCAGCCGATGGTGCCCGTGCGTTTGGTGCCGTCGTCGTCTGTGTAGGTGATGGGGGTGCTCGTGTTGAGGGTGAGGCGTCCGATTTCCGGATTGGGGTAGAGGTAGCGGGGCTCGCCGTTGTGGTCGTAGAGGGGCTGGCCTGTGGTGGGGTTCTTGAGTTGGGTGGGAGGACGTTGGGACCAGTGAGAGCGGGTGGTGGAGATGGGGACCGGTATGTTCAGGTGGATGGCGGGTTTGCCCGATGGGAGGAGTCGCTTTGTGAAGATCTCTGTTTGACCCGGTAGGTCTGCGGGTGACAAGTTGGTGGAAGGGGTTAGGGGGTTGCGGCGGGGGAGGGGCTTTTTGGACACGGTCAGGACTCCTGGATGGGAGTTGGGGTAAGTTCGGGAGTACACGATGTAGTCCCGGGAAAAAGCACAGGGAGCCGTTGGGCTCGATGTGCTGGGGTGGTGGTGTTATTGGGCGGATGTGTCGAAGCGTTCGGGGGACTCGCCGTGGGGGTTGCCGTACTGGGCGTCGTGCTCGCGTTCCTTGCTGTCGAGGTAGGCTTGGTAGGCGATCTCCTCTTCGTGTGTGGGGTTGCTGGGGACGTCTTCCTGGCCATGGAAGTAGTCGTCGGCGGCTGACCTGTGGAAGTCAGGGGAGAGGCGTTCGAGGTCGGCAGAGGTGCGGAGGTAGTCACGGAGAGCGGAGGTGTCCGTGGGGTCAGCGAGGTAGGTGTTGAGGGTGCGGATGTTGGCCTCGACGGCGATGCTCAGGGCTGTCAGTCGGGTCAGGAGGTACTGGCACTGGGAGGTGGGGATTGACATGTGGGGGTCCTTGAGTTAGTGGTGCTGGCCGAGGATGATGGCACGCTGTGCTGTGATGAGGATGCGGATGCTGTGGTGACGGCCTGACTTGGCGATGGTGAGGGCTTTTTGGACGGCACATTCGGTGAGGGCTTCGGTGGTCTCGCCGGTGAAGCGGTCGAGTTCGGCGAGTACCTGCTCGTTGGGGTAGTAGCTGATGAGGTAGCTGTGGATCTGGGCGGGGGTCTTGAGGTGGGGACGGCTAACGCTGAGTGTCATGCGAGTGCTCCTGGAGAGAGGTGCTGTAAGTTGGGAGACGCACGTGCGGCTTCCGACGAAAGAGACTCCACGGCTGGTGGGCCGTGGAGTCCTGAGGTTGTGCTGGCTGACCTATGGGACCGTTAGAAGGGGATTTCGCCGGGGGCGACGTTCAGGGCGGTGGGCCGCTTGACTGAACTGGCGAGGTCGGCGGCGGCGTTGGACTTGCGTGAGCCGCCGGAGAAGGCCGCTGTGACGGCTGCTCGGCGGTCGGTGATGTAGCAGGAGGTGGGAACCATCGTGGTGACGTAGGTCAAGGTGCTGCGGACCTTGTCGGCGGGCGGGTTGTCGGTCACGGCGTTGGCGGTCGCCCATGCGTACAACTCGGCGAGGGCCTGCGGGTTGGTGTTCACTGCACGGGCGATGCCGATCCACTCGGGGGAGCCGAGGGCTTCGGTGATGGACTCGGCCTTGCGGGCGACGGTGTCTTCGTTGGTGCCGTTGAACTTGAGGACCTGGCGGTTGTTGCCCTCGTAGAAGGTGATCTCCATGACGGTGTAGGTCGAGGAGATGGGGGCCAGGGGGGCTGAGAAGATGGACTTCATAACTAGGACTCCAAGTAGTGCCGGGGATGGGGTGAGCAACCTCAGGGTGCAACATGCACGCTGGATTCAGGTTCTCATAGCCCCATAACCAAGCTATCTACGAAAGCACCAAGCCACCGTTGGGTGGGATGGTGCTGGGGGTGAGGTGGTGGGTGTAAGCGGTTACATGTAAGCGGTTACATCTTGTGTAAGCGGTTACATTGGAGGCATGTGCTGACGTTTGCCGAGGAGGTCAACGAGGAGTTGTCCGTTGTAGGTTGTTGTAAGGGTTAGGTCGAAGTTGTAAAGGGAGGCGGTTTCTAGGTGGTAAAGGGCGGTGTTGTGGTGGGCGACGGCGTCGGTGTGTGATGGGGTGGTGAGGGACTTGGTGTGGTGGGTGATGGCGAGGTCGAGGTGGCGTTTGCACTGGGTGTCGAGGTGGGGTTGGGTGTGGGTTTGGTAGTGCTTAGCCATCGCGGTCAGTCGTTTCATGACTTGTGTGCTCCGGGGTTTGAGGGTTTGTGTCTTTAGTAGCCCAACAAACAGACTACTAACGCACAACCAAACGATAACCTAGTAGGTGGGGTCAGGGGGCCGTCCGATAACGCCGGGGTGTACTAAACGTGTAGTCCGTGTGTAGTGAACGAGAACCGAACGGAGGACTTGGTGGTTGGAAGGTGTGATGTCTTAGTATGCGAGGCACTCGCATGGAAGAGTATACGAGCAGTGTGCATCTGTTAGATCCCTGTCAAAGGGTAGCCCCCGTCGGCCCCCAGAGGGTCAGGTGTTTGGTGGGGTTGGACCCCCCTTTTCTACCAGAATTCCTGACCCTATGAAACCTAACGTCCCCCTAATTGACCAATAATGTGCCCGCTGGTGACCCAATATCGCCAGTACAAATCAGTACACGGGGACTACACGCCTCCAAAAGGTCATATCTCATGTGTAATACCTCCTAGTACATGAGTACATCTCTCTTTTCTAAAAGTAAAAGTAAAGTAATATATAAAAGAATACGTAATGACACGTGTACTCGTGTACTCCCGGGGTCATGTGCCCCCAGAACGACAAGTACCCCCGGGTCATTGTCCCCGGGGGTACGTTTCGACGCTAGGGCCGTTTCTTGCCACCTCCCAGCCACGTGAGGGGAGGCTCCTAGGGGTCCGTAGATCGACCCCCCGGGGTACGCCCCACAATTAATCGTTGGGGCCTTCCTGAAGGTCGGTGTCCTCGCGGTCCTCCACACCTACCACGGGCCCAACGGGGCCCTGCCTGACATCCCACGACTTGGGGATAGCACCCTCAAGGTAGTAGGGACCCCCGGCTACAGGCCTAACGACCTTCAGATGCCATCCGGCCTGCTCTTTGAGGCGGGTCTGCAACTCCTTCTTCGAGGTGTTCTCGGTGTGCTTGTTCTCCGCACACCACTTCTGCCAGCGGGGCCACACCACCTCGTTGAAATCCACCCGGTTACCCACGCGGACGGACATGGCGTCCTCCAGAAATTGGCCCACGGGGTTCTTGTAGGTGGTGTACTCCAGCATCACCTCGCGGGTCCCGTTGGCGACGGCCCACCGGGACGATGCACCACTCACCTGAAGGGCCCCCTGCATGGCCCACACGGCGATGGCGGACCGTTCCGCTGCCAACTTGTCCTCAAGGTTGAAGTCCTCGCGGTCCACGAAGCTATGTACGAAGGGGAGGACCAGCATCTTGCCCGACAACCCGGACCCCTTGTTGGGCATGGTGGGGATCTCATTGGAGGACACCGTGATGGCACATCGGAGCACCACATTCTGGAGCACCGCCCCGTACTTCACATCCACATCGAGGGGGTCCTCACCCAGAGCACTCTTGATGAGGCTGGCAAGCTGGCTCCCCTGGGCACTCTGCATCTCGTGGCACTCCGAGATGAGGATACTCCGTGCGTGGACCAGCCCCGTGAGACCAAACTGCCGCGTCAGCCCCATCATGGACATGCCCCGGCACACTGTGGGACCCATGATCCGCTGCAACACCCGGTCGCTGGTGCCCTTACCGCCACGGATGCTGCCGTGCTTCAGCATCCAACGGGCACGCCTACGGGACGGAACCAAGTTGTAGCCCATCCACTGCTGCATGAGGGCGATCCACTGGGGGTCACCCCCGGACCACTCGGCTAGGCACCGCATCCACGTGGGGCACTCCCCGGACTGGCCGTCCTCCCATGAGGCATCGAGCACGCCGTTGTCCAGCCAGTCCTCGGTGCGGTCCATCAACTTGAACTCACCCCCCTCGACGCTGACGAGCTTGTCGCGGAACGCAACGACGAGATCGGGGTTCAGACCGTCGGGGGTCGTGCCGTGCAACCACACGGGCAACCTCTCGTAGGGACACTCGCAGAGGTCCTGTACGAAGGTGGTCACGTCCTCAACCGTGGACGTGCCGGGGTTCAGGGGGCTGGTGCTGCCGTCCTCCTTGATGACGGTGGCGTCCATGAGGGTGCGGGATATCTCGGCACGCATCTGGTCGCGGGTGTACTCCTTCCAGACCTCGGCCCGCCAGCACCAGAACTTGCCCTTGTGGTACCAGATGCCCTGCTTACCCCCGGGTGTACGGAAGAACTTGTTGACGAGGAACTTGGCCACGAGGACCGGACGGGTGACAGGAAGACTCAAGGTGGTCAAGGGGTAGACTCCGGGGGTCAGGGGGGATATGCTCTGGGGAACAGTACACGAGTACACACGTGTTTTTAAGTTTTTGGGACGGACTGAAGTATAGTTCCTCACCCTCTGGACCCCAAGGAAAATGGCTCGAAAAGGCAAATATCCCTTCAAAACCAACGTTGGCTACAAGGACCGCACAACTATTCCACTGGGGTTCTTCGCTACCTCTGTGGGTAACCGGTACTACAGCGAAGGCCACTACTACAAGATGCTTCAGGGGTGCGGCATCGACAGTCTGGAGGGAGTGCGGACCTTCATGTACTACCTGGGGGTCCCCTACGTACTGATGCCCGATGGGGTGAGGTACTACCACGGGTTCTGGGTGGAGGTCGCCCTGTTCAAGTGTGGGCGGCCGGGCTCCCCCAACTTCGCCCTCAAGGAGATCGTGAAGGGCCGCATCAAGCCCGACAGGTTTGCTGAGCACTCGAAGGTCATCCCCCTGCTGGCGGAACTCCTGATTGCACGTAACCTTACCAAGGGGATTGCCCTCAAGGAGTTTCAGGATCAGTTCAAGGAGTCGATGCGGTTGCTCTATGAGAAGAACCCGCCGACACCCGCTGAGTTGCGTGCGTTCACCAAACAAGCCCTCCGAGACCTCAAGGATGTCATCCCATGGAACCCTCCTACCCGGGACAAGGTGCCCGAAACCCCCGAATCAACACAAGCAAAATCGCCCGAAGCACAGGATTCGACAGCTTCTTCAACAGTGAGGGAGCAGACCTCGCCCTGAGGGCTCAAGCGTTCACCCAGCAAGAACTCGTAGAAGGACTCATTGACCATGTCAGAAACCCAGACCCCCACGTCAGCCTCGCCGCAAGCAACCAACTCACCCGCTACCTCCGGGAGCTTGCAACCCTTGAAGGCAAGATCGGCACCGCCACCGCAACCCAGCAGCTTGAAAGCGGAACAGCCAGCATCAGCACCACAAGATTCCTCAGCAGCCTCGGGGAAGGACTCCCCCCAACTAGCACCCCAGCAGCCCTCATCTACAAGCCCCAGGCTTACGGCCTTGGGGGCGTCGCTGCACCAGGCTCTGCTGTCCATGCCTCCGGAGGATCTCCTGCGGACCTCCCTGGGGCTACTCCAGGACATCTACCTGGCGGACATGTCCCACACGTTGAACCGGTTGGGGGGTCTGACAGCGTTGGGCCGGGAGGTGCGGGGGGTCCTGTTGACGAAGTCCAACGAGCCGACCCTGTTGTTCACCCAGTGGACCGCCATGATCAGCGAGTGGACCCCTCACCGCTATGACCCCAACGTAGCGATGCGAGCACTCGCACGGTTGGCCACGATGCACCTCATCGTCACGTCGTGGGTCACCCGAGGTCATAGCTAATGGGACTCAAGTTGTTCCGGGAGAGTCCGATCTTCCCGTTGCCGCACGACTACGCGGACCTCAGCAGCGAGGGCCAGCGGATGGCAAGGGTCAATGCGAGTGCGTTGTGGCAGTACCCCACGAGCGACCCGGACCTCAAGATGCTCTGTCGTACGGCGAGTACCAGGTTCTTCGACCTGTGGTACCTTCATGCCGACGTGGAACAGGACTTCGATCCTCAGTTCTACGACGAGGTTCCGTGCCCATCACCCGACTTCCACTACGCCCTACTCAGTGAGTGGACCCTTCATGACCTGTGTATTGCGACGGCACCCCGGGGTTCTGCCAAGACCAACCTGAAGCGGAAGGTCCAGATCCAGGACATGCTCACGAGGCCCACCAACAGCTTTGTGTATGCGACGTCGTCGAATGATAACGCCGTGGGTACGGGTATCGCGTGCAAGCAGCAACTGTACTACAACGAGCGGATCACGGCGGACTTCGGACGCATGAAGCCCGCCCGAGGGGTCAAGCCTACGGGGGATAAGTTCTTCTACCTGGAGAATGGGAGTTGGCTGCGGTGTATGTCGGTGGAGAGCAAGATGCGTGGTATCCGCCCCCGGTGGTTCCACCTCGATGACCCCGAGTTTGATGAGAAGAAGTCCACCGATGTGAGTATGTTGCGTGACTACATGCAGCGGTTGCTGTTCAAGTTGGTGATGCCCATGGTGATGAGAGGTAACACCGGGGTGCGGTGGACCAATACGTTTGTCAGCAAGCGTCACTATGCGTGGCAGGCCATGCTGGTCGATGAGCGGGGGATGGCACGAGACCCCCGGTTCAACTTCTGGAATAGGTTCTTTGTACAGGCCCTCTACCACGGGCCCAATGGTGAGGCTATTAGTGCGTGGCCGCATATGTGGCCCGTGGACAATGAGGAGCGGATCCGGCTCAAGGTGCCCAACCGCAGGACCCTGGTGGAGATCCGCGAGGGCCTCGGTGAGGCAGTCTTCCAGAGTGAGTACCAGGGCCGACCCGGTGATGTTGAGGGTAGGAAGTTCCCGACGTTCGACGAGAGCGACGCCATCGACCGGTGGGGCTACTCCATCGAGGGCGACGAGATCCGCTGGGGCTCCACCACCCGGTCACTCGCCGAAGTGCTACGTGAGGGGAGGCTCGCCATCACAGCAGATACCAGCGACACCCACGGACCAACCAGTGACTACAAGGCGGCGGCCTGCCTACTGCACCTGCCCACGACGAATGAGTTGTTCGTTCTGGATCTGTTCTGTAAGAGGTGCCCCGAAAGCGAACTGGAGGCCGCCATCTTCACCTTCGCCGAGCGGTGGAAAGTACCCCTGCTGTGCCCTGAAAAGGAGAAGGGCTCCAAGAACTTGATCGCGAGCATCCTCAACAAGCTGAGGACTCGGGCGTCCACCCTCAAGGGGTTGAGCTTTGTGCCCGCCCTACGCCCGATTACGCCCACGGGGGATAAGACCAAGAGGATTGATAGTTCGCTCAGCTATCGGTTTGAGCACAACAAGATCAGGTTGCCGGTGCACCTGAGGAATAAGGCCCCCTGGAATGAGTTGTTCCGGGAGATCGGGGCGTTCAATGCGGACGCCCCCAACGGAGGTATTGACCACGACGACGCCCTCGACGTGGTCGCCATGGGTGAGTCCGTGGTGGGGTGGAAGGCCACACCCACGGGGACGGATGATGTGGTGGAGTCCACCATTATGGACCTCATTGAACGCAATGAGCAGGTGGAGGGGTTGGGAAATCTCTCGCGGATAGTGGACATCACGACGCTGCCGTTGGAGCGGGTGCTAAAGTTCCTCGGAGAACAACGCCCGAAGGACGCAGTCAACCTCATCTGACCCCGGAGTACAACCTTGGAGACCCCGAACTTACCGTCCACTGAGACCCATGTGATGGTGCCAATGGCGTTGTTCTGTAGGTTGGCGGCGTGCTACTGGGGTGGTGGGGATCGTGCCGCTGGTGTGCAGGAGCGGGGTGCTCCTCCCCTCACACAGGTTGCACCCGTGGGTCCTACCTCGGGGGCTCCGGTGGCGTACACGCTACAATCGGGTGTGAAGGGCTGGACCCCCGGGGGTAAAGCTCGTACCCAACCCACAGGATGAGTTGTCATGTCCTTGAAGAAGCCCATCCCGATACCGAGTATCCCGCCGGTGATGCATCCGTTGGAGGCGGCGGCCTATCGCTTTCTCGAAGAGTCATACCCCCATGGTAGAAACTACGAGAAGATGGTCTCAAAGACCCGCAGGCGGGACTACGTGAAGGACCTCCGGGAGAAGTCAAGGTTCCAACCAATCACGTCCATTAATACCAAGATAGCTTCTGAAAAGATACTAGGACTCAAAAAAGTAGATACTCTTAATGGTTTCGACGATCCTGGGTTGGCTAAAGAAATTGAACAAACTCAAAAACATCAAGCGTCTTATCTGGGGGATCAACCCTTTATAGGGACTAAGCCGCCTTGGCAAGACTTTGATTACTACAACACCTACATAGAACAGCAAAGAGAACCTTACTTGGATTTTATGTTGAATGAGTTGAGGCAGGGTAAAACCGAGGCGTTAAACGAACTTATCTACGGTCGCAGGTATGAGATGCCCGGTCGTATGGGAATCCCAGAACACATTCAAGCAGGTTTAGAGGCGGACATGCACCCTCGGGATATTTCAAGGCAAAGTAACGAGTTGGTCGCCCAGAGGAGGGCGGAGATGGCGGATCCCCGAAGTGCTAAGCTAAAGGAAGCGTTGGCCCGTGTGTTTGGCAGTCGTCGGTAAGGAAACTACCCTATGTCGCTTGATAACTATAACCTGCCCACGGACCCCAAGGAGATCGCACGGATCATGCGGACCCATGCGGTCCGGAGTGAGTCCCTGTACGTTTTCAAGCGGATGTGGTGGATGCTCGCATGGTACTACATGCAGGGCATCCGCAAGTTCACAACCTTCGACATGAACACGGGCACCGTCCTGGGTGAGTACACCGACAGTGATGGCAAGCTGGAGTTCCAATCCCAGGAACTCCTGAAGGAATGCAACCGAGTGCAGGGACGCCTGAGTTCCCTCGATGTCCGACCTGTGGTCAAGCGTACGGGTATGTCGCTGGATGGGATCCGTAACCGCAGTGTGGCCCAGATCATCCTCAACAGCGGCATCAGTGACAACCAACTGGTCAAACTCCATGATGAGTTCACGTGGTTGCTCACCACGCTGGGGTTCGCAGGGTTGTCCGTTAAGGCGGTTGATCACCCGGTGGTGGGGCTCACGGCCGATATGGAGGTCATCCATCCCCGGGAGTTGTTCCCCTTCCCAAACCTGGGGCAGGACTACACAAAGTGCCGGGGTGTGATGCGTCAGCGGATTGTCTCGATGGACTTCCTGGAGAAGTTCTTCCCCAAGAAGAAGCTCATGGCCAACTTGGAGGACATGGAGTACTTCACGGTGGCCCCGGGGGCCTACGTTACCAGCATGGGGGTGAATGACTCCATGGATAGTACGACCCTCATGGGGGCGGCTGGTCTGAGCCGCACCAAAGTGATGTCCGGTGACAGTGATTATGGTGGGGGTAGCTCGGCCAAGACTGATATCAAGATGGTCAGGATCCGGGAGTTGTGGCTGGATGGAGTCCGGGGTACGTGCTCGCGGTACATCATGGCGAGCGGTGACTATGTGTTCGCGGATCAGGATCACAGCCAGGCGGAGGTCTACCCGTCGGTGAAGGTCGCACGGTTCATGAACAATGGGACGTGGTATGGGGCGGGTATGTTTGACCTGTTGTGGCCCCTGGCAAGGCAGCATGAGAAGCTGCTCACCAGCCTGTTCAACAACGTCAACGACATGAACCACTACGGTCTGTTGGTTATTCCCAATGGGCAGTTCAACAACAGGGCGGCACTCCAGGAGATTGGTAAGGACCTCAAGGTTCTGCCCTGGGAGCCGGACCCCATGACCGAGGGGTTCCGGCCGTTCGCTATCAGTCCTACGACCACGGGTGACTTCCCGGGTAAGGTCGCGGGTATGACCAAGCAACTCATGCAGGGGTTGTCGCCCATTGCGGATCTGATCCAGGAGAAGGGGCGGGTTGACTCCGCGAGTGGCCTCTCGTTCCTCGATGAGCAGGTCAACCAGGCAATGACCGCCCCGACCTATGGGATCAGTGCGTGTTACTCGGACATCTATCGCAGTGCGTGCCAGCAGATGGCACACCAGATCACCTTCAGCAGGCGTGCTCTCCCGGTTGGGGAGCTTACGACTGACCTCGTGGGTGCCGTCATTGATATGGAGAAGAATGAGGTGAGGTTCCGAGAGAACCCCATCCCGGAGGTGGGCCGGTTGGCGTTCTCCATCAAGGAGAAGAGCCCCCGGAGTGAGGTGGCTCGTAAGCAGGAAGCTATCCAGATGGCCGACATGAAGGCCAAGATGGGCAAGCCCGACTGGGATAGCTTTGTGTTGTTCAGTCTGCGGGAAGGCCTGGACTTCGCCATGGATGTGACCGAGGAGCGGTCAGCCTACGAGATGATCGTGAGGAACATCCTGCTGCTCTATGGCGATGGTCAGTCACCGGGTGAGATCGTGGTTGTGCCGGGGATGGTCCGACCGGATATTCAGTTGCGGTTGTTGAGTGCGTTCATGGCGGACCCCAAGATGGCGGTGGCGTCCGTGGAAGTGCAGAATGCATTCCTCGATTACAGGGAGATGTTGCAGCAGCAGATGGCTGGTGTCCTGCCCCCGGGAGTTCCTAACCCCGAGGATGCCGCGATGCAGGCCCAGATGATGCAGATGGGTCCGGGGGCTGGGATGCCGGGTGCCGCACAGGTGCAGATGGCGGGACCCGGTGGACCCCCCGGACAGCAACCCCCCATGTAACCTAACAACCCCTTGCCACGTGAGGGGAGGTAGTGCTAGTATTTATAGATGGCTGCATAGTGCAGTCACACCCGCACCTGGAGACCCATATGGCTGATGAACTGAAGATCGATCCCCCCGTTCAGAACACCGCACCCGTGGAGAGTGCCCCCAAGGGTCCGCCGCCCGAGGACTTCCGTGCCAAGTACGAGGAGTCGCAGGCCAAGATCCGGGCCCTCGAAGCTGATCAGGAGGTGGCGTGGAAGCTGGCGGATCCGCAGGCCGCCACGGATGAGAAGATCTACGCCCTCCGGACCATGCTGACCAAGCGGCTGGGTGCTGAGCGGCGGGCCGATATTGAGGCCCACATCCGCGAGCTTACCGGCGAGGGTGCTCAAGAGGAGGCCCCCGAGGAACGTCCCCGGGGTAAGGGACGTCCTAAGGGCACCGAAGGCGAAGAGGACCCCGATGAACTGGGGAGTATCCGCAGTGAGTTGAAGGCTCTTCAGGAGTCGCAGGTTCAGCAGGTCAAGGAAAAGATCAGCAGCCAGTTCACCAATGGGCTGAAGGCCGCTATGGAAGGCAGCCAGTTGGCTGAGATCCAGAAGACTATCCGCGAGGTGAAGGGTGGGGAGCAGGCCCGGGAGTTCATGGCGAATGCCTTCGAGGATATTCAGGCGTCCGCCAAGCAGCTTATCGCGGCTGAACTGGATAAAGGTGCGAGGTACTCAGAATCACTGATGCAGCGGGCCATCGCGTCGGCCACTGCACATCACGCGAAGAAGTATGCTTCAGTCATCGGTGCTACAGGCGGTCTCGGCCGGGCATCGGAAACAGAAAGCGAGTTGGATTACTTCGAGCCCAAGAACCGGCCTAGCGGACCCAAGCCGGGGATGTCGCGTGCGGACCAGGAGGCCGCAATCAAGGACCTGACGAGCTTCGAGCTTATCTCGACCTTGAAGAACACTCCTAATGCGTTCTCTTAACACACAGTCTCACAATCCAGTCAAGGAATAACACATGCCTAACGTCGGCCAATGGTTTGCAAACAACTCGTCTAAGGTCAAGGAAGTCCTCAACAACAACATCACTCAGTTCATGGCGGCTGTCTCTCCCGTGTGGAAGGACAGTATCGCTAGCTCGCAGGGCGTCGGCTCTGCCGATGAACTGGGCCGCGATCTGCTGATCCGTAAGACCTACCAGGGCAGCCTGGCCGGTGTGATCGAGCAGTCTCCGTGGGCTGGTACGGACCGAAACAGCCAGTTCGGTCTGTTTGGTGACAACGATGCGGGTGCAGCCCCCGGTGGTTTGGATAAGCTGCTGTTGCAGCCCGCTGTCAGCAATACCTTCCCGGATGCGGGTGATGGTCCGATGGCAAAGTCCTATCGCCTGACTATTCCGCTGAACGCCAGTCTTGCGAACCTCCAGTTGACTCTGGCGGAGATGCAGGCTGATGCGACCTCGGCGGTTCTAGGCGAGGTCATCGCTCCAAAGATGGTGGGCTTTGCCCGCAACATCACGCAGAACGTCTGCAACCAGTGGTACGTCAACGAGAACGATAACTACGCTCTTGCGTACGGCAACTACACCACTGCGGCCAGCTACGCCCTCGTTGCTGCCAACGGCACCGAAACTGGTTTTACCCCGGATGGTTCGACGGCTCGCGTGATTGCTATCAATGGTGGTACGCTGCGTATTACCTTCACCCCGCACAACCTTGCTGTGGACCGCTTCATGGTGGGTATGCGCGTGGATATGTACCAGGGTAACGGTACTGTCCGTGTAAACGAGGCGTCCAGCGTTCGCGTGCCTGCGTACGTCACTCGCGTTGATGAGATCGCGGGTACTGTGACTGTTCACTTTGTGAACCGAACAGGTTCCACCATCACTATTCCGGCTGCTTCGCTGCCCCCGAGCGGTGCCGCCAGTACCACGGCCGCTAACTACTTCTTTGTTGTGCCCGCTAATACCCGCCAGAACAGTTCGTTCCGTGGTATTGCGGGTCTGAACTCGTGGATCAAGGGTGGCGTTGTGGGCGGTACTGCTGCCCAGAACTCACTGCTTGGTAATGATGCGGTTACTGACAGTCTTGGTGGTGGCACTATCAACGTTCTGACCCACCCGGAGTTCAAGAGCCTTACCCGTGATATGGGTGGTCAGCCCCTGACGGAGCATGAGCTTCGGAAGATCCTGCGTCGTTTCAAGATGGCCAAGCGTAAGTACGGCCACACGATTGACTTCGCTGTGATGTCCGATGGTGTGCTGCTGGCCTATGAGCAGCAGAAGATCGGCCGTGAGATCCTTGACCGTACGGGCCGCACCAGCAGCCTGTCGAGCGAAGGCTCCAAGGAAGGCATGACCTTTGTGTTCGATGGTGACACCTACACCTTCATGACCGATAGCTATGTGGAGGCTGGCTCCTGCTACATGTTCAAGAAGGGTGGTAACAACTGGAAGCGTTATGCTCCCCCGTCGCCCAAGGGCACCAAGGGGTTCGATAAGCTGGCCAGCTTCATCCCCTTCGAGTTCGTGGCACCGGCCCTCACGGGTACCTCCAGCCTGTTCATGCCGATCCAGCGGCTGGCGGCTGCCCCCGGTAACACCCTTGTTACTGAGGCGGTTCAGATGCCGGGTCAGCTGCGGATGCAGCTTGTTCCGGATCAGGTCACGGGTATCAAGCTTACGAACCTCGCTGAGGATCGTACCTACGGTGACTAATAAGGGCTGAGAGGGAAGGAGCGGGAACCCCCGGGTCATGCCTGGGATATTTTGAAGCCCACCACGCGGCAATGACGCGGGGTCTCCAGGAACCGGCTATCCTTGTTGGGTAGCCGGTTTCATTTTACCCGCACACCGGCAGAACCCCCGGAGACTACCCGTGAACGGTGACTTTGACATCGACCTCGACGACCAGGAAGCACTCTACATGCAGGAGCACCACGAGGTCATTCCTGAGACCGAGTGGCTCCTAGGGGTCAAGAAGTCCTTCAACCGGCCCAAGCTGTTTGTGTACTGGCACCGCCTGAAGAAGAAGTACGTCCTCGCCGAGTGGATCCAGGAACGGACCCCCACGTACCGGGGGCTGTGCCTCGAACTGTGGGCGGGTGAGAACCGGCCCCAGGACTCTCTGTCGAAGGAGTGGATGCACCGGAGGTTCCGCCACAAGGAGGAGCACCTCAAGGAGCAGTTCGCGGGGGCCCGCGAGCGTGTCGTCGAGAAGCGTCTCACCCAGCAGGAAGAAATGCTGGAACGCAAGGAGATGGCGAGGACCCTCAGGAAGAAGGGTCTGGATGCTGCCGCCGACGATATCCTCCAGGGCCGTACTCCCTGGACCACGGAGCGTCAGGGTGGCGACCAACTGAAGGACATGCGTAAGATCATGAGCGAAGGCAACAAGATTGTCAGTGGTAGTGATGGCACCTCATGAACACCAACTACTCATTCCTGGCCAGCATGGTGGACTACATCCGGGTGTACGCGGATGATCCTGATGTGTTTGCCAAGTATCAGGACTCGGACCTCATTCGGTTGTTTGTGTTGCCCGCGATGAAGACGGTGCAGTCCCGCCTTAACCTGGCGACGGACACCCCGGTATATACCTCGATGGTGTTGACGGGGTTCAGTGGCACGCAGAGCACCAAGTTCACCATGCCTCCGAACGTGCAGGAGGTATCGCGGGTGGTTATCCGGGACTCCCTGGGGAACGTCACCAGCGAGATGGTGAGCAAGTCGCGGTACAACTTCAAGCAGCCCGGCTTCGAGATCCAGGACCGCACCCTCATCATCCCTCCCCTCACGCTGACGACGGGTACGCTGGAGATGGAGTATGTGCCCAGCTTTGATTGCTGGCCCCACGCCTGCCTAGCCGACGACAAGCGGGGCACGCTCTCCGCCGCCAAGGACGTCTTCCAACTGACTAACAGCACCCCCACCTACGGGATCATCGACCGGCGGGAGAACTCCCTCGTAGGTATGTACCTGAGGATGCTGCCCGCCACCGGCGTAGTCGAAGAACGCCTCATCACGAGTAGCTCCTGGGACGGCACCTACTGGAACGTGAGCGTCCTGACACCGTTCAGTGATACGCTGGCGGGGCTCCAACGCTATGAGGTGGCCCCGCCCCTGGACTTCGCGTACTACCAGACCGTGGCGGTCCTCGCCAGCTACAACCTCTGTGTGGCGAAGAAGACCTCGCAGGCACACCTCGCCAACCTTCAGAAGGTCTACCAGACCAACCTGAAGACTGCCCTCGACGAGGTCACCCACAAGAACATGCAGAAGGGTCGGAACTTCGAGAAGGACAGCTACCGCAACCGGAACTACGCCACGATGTCCGCCCAGTACGGTGCAGGCATGGTGGGCGACACCGGCACCGGCAGCGGCATCGACGGAGGCACTCCTTGAGCAGTCCGACTACCATCCAGATTCGCCGTGGTACCACCGTTCAGTGGACCACCAACGACCCTGTGCTCCTCAACGGAGAGCCCGGGTACGACACGGACACCGGGGAACTCAAGTTTGGTGACGGCGTGACCGCGTGGACCAGCCTCTCGGCTATCTCCGGGGGTGGTGGAGGTGCCACCAACCTCAATGGGCTCACCGACGTTACCATCACGACACCCAGCACCAATCAGGTGCTGTCCTACAACGGCTCCCAGTGGGTCAACGGGGCCCTGCCCACGCACACGCACGCATGGGGCGACATCACCAGTGGCGTGCCCGCAGCAGTGACGGCCCTATCTGGTACCAACACGGGCGACCAGACACCTGGCGGCTCGACCACGCATGTTCAGTACAACAACGGAACCACGTTTTCGGGCGATGCGGGCCTGACGTGGGATGGAACGCTGCTATCGGCAAGCACGATGGCGGCCGGTTCGCTGCAGATCGACAACGATGCAAACATTGACGGCACGCTGACGGGCACGATCATCAAGGTCAGCACGAATCTGCGGACGGCGAGCCAGTCGACGGTGACGGCGGGCGGTGTGACCTCGCTGACGATCAGCAGCAAGCAGATCCAGCGATTCACGGGCGCATCGGATCAGGAAGTGCGGCGACCGGCCTACTCCGATGGCACGGCGATGGGCACGGGCTGGACCATCCGGATCATCAACGACGGCACCGGCACGCTGACGATCAAGGACGATATCGGTGTGGCCACGCTCACGCAGGTGTTTGCCTCTGGCGAATGCGAGCTGGCGTTGACCGATGCGGCGGGCGGGACGTGGGTGGTGCGGCACATCGGCAGCGATGTGCAGACGTTCCTGGCGGGTGGGACGTGGACGAAGCGGCCGGGGTTGAAGTACGCTCAGGCGTACGTGTTTGCTCCGGGTGGCGGTGGCTCCGGCGGGAGCCGTGGCGATACGTCG